AATTGTCCGCCTCCTTCGAGATGTTGTACGCAACGCGCTCGCTCTCCCTGCAGGCTGACAGACTACACATCATAGCACCGCAGAGCAGTGCCGCCATGATTTTCTTTTTCATTTTTGTTCCTCCGTGTATTTTCTCATAATTTGAACCGCCACGCGGCAGGCCTCGTCGCAGGCGACCAGCACCTTCTCTTTGCCGCGCAGTCCGCCATAGTATTCGATTTCGCCTAACGCCTCGGCCGAGGTTTCCGGGTCGAGGATGCGGATTGCCTGGTTAATCGTCACAGTTCCACTCCTTCCACAAATGCGCCGACTTCCAGATCGTGCAGGTACTCGCCCATGTGCTTTTTCTGCTGTTTTAACAGCTCGATCGAGCACTTCGGCGTATACTCAAGCACGCCTGCCTCGTACTTGGTAACCATCCAGTGCAGCCTCTCGTACCGGTCCTTGGTCTCGCGGTACTCGCGCTTTCTGCGCTCCTGCCACGCATCCGGCGCGTCTTCCGGTCTGCCTTCCTCGATCATCTTCTTCATTACTTTCAGCATGGCAGCGCATGTGTCGTAAAAACTTACCGCCTGTCCCCACCCTTCTAAGCTCGAATAGAGTTCCACGTTGGCATCTGCTACCTTGATAGCTTCATCAATCGTCATTCTTTATTCTCCTTTGCACGAACTCTCGCAATCGCTTCCTCCACTAACGCGCCCCAAAACTTGCAGTGTGCCGCAAGCCCGAAAATTGCTTTGCTCATAATGAGCATCGCCAACCAGAGCAAGCCGAACACGATAATCAGGCCGCCTAAAATAACAGACGCATAGATATATACGCTGGCGATTTTACCGATGATATCAAGTATCATTCTCCCACCCTCTCATACGTTTTTTCAAAAATATCCGGCTTGCAGGGGTAAAACTCGCCGTTTACGCCCTTGATGATGTAATCACCGGGACGCGCGTACATCTTTCCTTCAAGAGTGTGGATGCACGCAGCCGAAACAGGATCAGGTTCGTAAATGGTTCCAAACATAACGTCAGTTCCACAAAACGCCTCAATTTCTTTCCCGTTGTCACCTGTCCACCGGACGGCCTCAATTACGACGGGTTTCTTTCTGTACTTCATTCCGTTACTCCCTCACATTCCGCCCCGCAAGCCGCATAGCCTGCAAGATCAATCCAATTATCAGCCTTTCCGCCGCCGCGCGCAATACGTGCAATCTTGAGCAGCGCCATCATTACAGCAACGTCCTTCTCATCTACGATCATATTTCCGTATTTGCCTACGCTTATCCGGTCGAGGTATAGGCTCCACAGCTCCGCAATCGCTTTGAAGTTATCCTCCGGTGTGCCGTAGTCCGTCTCGCGCTGTCCGCATACGCACTTCTCCGCCGCGTGCAGGATGTCCGCACGGGTCAGCTTGTGCTTTGCGTCCTCGCTGCGCTTTGCGGCCGTCTCGGCAATGGTGGGCGTGTCGTCCTCGATTACCTCAAAGCCAAAGTATTGCGCTATTTCTCTCTGGTGCTCGGTTGCATAGGCATAGCAACTACCCTGCTCTGTGAGTGCCTTGTCTTTAATCTCGCAGCTTCCACAGAGGTAGTGAGTTCCTGTTGAACAGGTTTCACGCATCAGTGCGCCGATATTGTCGTACACCTTGCCGTCTTTCTTAAACTTCATCGTCTTCCTCCTGTGTCATTCTCTCAACGGCTTTCTTCACGCCTGCCATAATCAAGCACCACTCACCCACCGTTAAATACGCAGCTATATCGCGCACCGCTGTAACAGCATCACGCGCCATTTTCGGTTCAATCGGCTTGTCCATGTCGGCTTTGGTGATTTCACGCATTGTCCGCCCTCCTGTTCCATGCTTCGATTACAGCACTTTCACAAATTTCACGCTCGTTATACCGCCCATCAGGCATATTGATACCAACAACAGGACTTCTCGCGTGACATTGCATACACCTTACAGTAACAGAACAATGCCTCTTCCCTCCATACTGAAAAGTTCGTTTGCTGTCGATTTTCAATTTTGTCCCTCCACAGAACGGGCAAGGTTTAAGCTCAATCATTGCTTGCCCTCCTGTTCCATGCTTCGGCAGCTTCGTCATATCCGTTTTTAATAACAGCAGGTTGGCCATCTGTCAATTGGATTTCGTGCAACTGCCAGAAATAAATTCCACACTTTTCACAGCCAACACGATACTTAGCACACAAAACGGGGTGGTTCGCCCAAACGTCGTATGTTTCGGTGTGCTTACATTGAACAGTCGCTTTTCCTCCACAAAACGGACAGGGTTTAAACTCAATCATTGTCTGCACCTCCGTCCTTTCTTAAAGCTTCTTCCCGTAGTTCACCGAAACCAAATTCATCGCCGTATTTCAGCGAAGCGGAAATTTTTTTGCAAGTGGGGCATAGATAACAAGTCCATATACCGTCGCTATCAATTACGCAACTGCGTTCCATTAAAGTTCCTTTATGAAAATTTCGTCCGCAGCCAAAACACATATGGTCTTTCCGTATTTTAACGGTTTTCTGCCCAATCACTTTAGTCACTCTCTGCGCCTCCATTCATCTTTTCGCGGCGTACAAAACATCCTGTCAATCCAAGATACTTTTCCGTCGCCACAAGTAGCGCATTTCTTCAACTGGCAAGTTTGACTCGCTTTGTGGTAATAAATGCAGTCTTTGCACGGATTCCACATTATTCTTCACCTCCGTCCATCTTGTCCCCGCATACAGGGCAGTAATTCCAGTTGTTCAGGTGATACTCACTCTCTGTCAATGCGCAGCCGCAGTTGGGGCACACGACAGCTGTGTCACCATTCGGGAACGTATATCTCCCGGAATCATCCCACCGCCCATGCACCACCGGCGCAACATCGGCGGCAGGCGCAGTGTTAATCGCTTCTTCGATTTCTTCCCACTCGCTCTGGAACAGTTCGATAGGGGCGTTTTCTACCGCGTTAATTGCGGCCTTTTTCGTGATGTATTCAGCCATTGTCTGCACCTCCGTCCATCTTCGCGCCGCAGTTGGGGCAGTAAGGCTTGCGATAAGTTCGTTCTCTGCCGCTTTCGCAGATAGCAACAACTTCATCACAATTTGTGCAATACCAATCGCCGTCCGCATCTTGCTCCCACCGCCCGTGCACCACTGGTGCAACATCGGCGGCAGGCAACGCCTTAATTTTAGCCGCGTACCATTCGGGATAATGCGCATCTGGATATTCAGCCAAGATCGCATCCAGTGCAGTTTGCTTATTGAGATACTCAGCCATTGTCTGCACCTCCGTCCATCTTTGCCCTTTCCGCGAGCTCCTGAATCAGCTCCATCGTGCTGAACTTGCTCAAACCATCGTCCTTCGGCGTATCAATCAGCTCTTCCGACACGACCAAAGCCGGACGCACCGCATACGCGCTCGAGTATCTGCCGCAGCCCCAAGCGGCATTGGGGAACACGAACATCGCACACGCCACGCCGGGGCGCCCCGGGGCGCCATCGCCAGTTGCCAGCCAATAGCTTTTCTTGCAATCTGGAATATAGCGTGAATACTTACGCCACTCATCAAATGTCAACGGTGCTGCTAAGCGATCAACAATCCCATAATTCGCGCGCCCGTCCACGGTCAATAGACTGATTTCTCTCTGGAAAATCAGTTCCTTGTTCAAACCAGATACAAATTCGCTATACCACCGCCCTACCTCGTCAAGCAGCTTACTTTCGGTATAGTCGTTGCCGTCCGTGCTGAATGGCGTGCTTCCAAACGGCTCTTTTAACAGCACAAACAGTTTGTCTTTGCCGTTCGCCGCGCCTTTCTCTACGTCCAGCACCGCAAATTCCGTTCCTTTAATGGTGATAATATCACCCGGCTTATAGCTACCCATTTACGCATCCTCCAATTCTTTCTGTTCCCATTCCTCCACATAACACCAACTCTGTGGCGGACGCTTGATAGTCTTTCCGATAAGGTTTTGGAATTCAGTCAGTTCTTTCGGCTTATCATAAAGGCGAAAATCCGAAATGCGCCAGCCGTATCCGGTTTTATCGGCCCCAATATAATCGGCTAATACATCATATGGAACTTGAGCATCTTCCATATGTTCGAGGTTCCAATACTTGACTGCCTTATCCGGATATACATATATCGGAAAGGTTTCCTTACAAATGAACTCGCCGATGACCTTGCCATTCCCAAGCGGGCAGTTCAGCGACTGCATGGAACCTGTTTCTAAGTAGTCCTGCATCAGGCGTTCCGGCGAAATAGGAATGTTCAGGTCAGGTCTACCGCTGGTGCAGTAGATGTACACCTTGAACGGCGTTTCCAGTTTCGGCTTGGTCTTTCTGATTTCAATGGTCTTTTCACCGCTGACAATCTTCTCACACCACTTCGGACGAATGCTTAACATCACAGATTTCATTTCGTTCCTCCTATTCCTCGCACGTCTCATCTTTCAACCGGAAATCCGCCCGGTGCTCGCTGTCACCATTGCAGCACACACCGCAGAACGGCTCGTACCACTTGCAGGTCTTCATACCACACCTTCCATCCTGATCTGCACCGTTTCCGGTTCTTTCAGCATTTCATCTTTGGCAAGCCGGTAAAACTGCTTATCCAGTTCAAACCCATAGCTGTTTCTTCCCAGTTCCCGCGCCGCTCTCAACGTCGAACCGCTTCCGGCGCATGGGTCAATTACCGTGTCGCCCGGGTCTGTGAAAATCTCAATCAGCTTTTTCAGCACCTTCACCGGCTTCTGCGTCGGGTGCAGTTTAGGAATCTCTCTGCCGTCCCGTTCCCAGTCGATATGGTCAAACACCATCTTGCCGCTTCCACGAATGACTTTCCCGTTCTCGTCATACTGTCTGCCGTTGTTGAACTTCGGCAGCTTGTCTCGGTACAGTACAACCGCAAACTCAGTTGCGCCTACAATCCGCATATTCGCTTTAAGCACCTGTGCGGAATACGGCTTCGTGAAAAACAGCGGATAGCTGTTCTTGAACCCGTACCGTCTGCCATACTCCATCACCGTCTGCATCTGGTCGAACGCGCAGAATACGATCATCGCCGGTGCAGCGTTGCGTTTCTTTGGTTCTTTCTTCAAAAGCCGGTTGCAGAAGTGCATATATTCGGCAATCTTGAAATAGCCGTCAGTCCGAAAGAAACTGCTTTTTGCCTTCTTGCTCTCGCCGTTCTTGTTATCTCCGCCGACATACCACATCGGGTTGCTACCGTAAGCATCCGCGCCGATGTTATATGGAATATCCGCAATGACAAGCTGCGCTTTCGGGATGCCATACCGCTTATAATTCTGGAAATTATCGCAGAACAATTCACATTTAACCTGTTCCATCCGTTTCGTCCCTCTCCCAAATCTCAACCACAATCCTCGGATTTTTCGCATCCACCTCAAAGTGATCTTCAAACCCTCGGATATTTTTCCATCCGTCGTTCGACAGATACCGCGCTTTCACAAGCGCGTCCTGAATAACCTTTCTGCCAAACGCGCAGATATTGTCCTTGTCCCGTCGCCGGTCTTTCTCATACCAGTGATAAACCATGTACACCGGCTCCTGAATTTCCGCGCCGCCCATCTGCCGCGCTGCATTCATCACAACGGCCTCGCACTGCTTTTTCAGCCGTGCCCCCTCCTGTCGGTGCCGTCTCTCCGCCTCGATCAGTTCGTTCAGTCCCGGCAGCGTGCCCCGTATTGTAAATTTATAATTCACCTGCTCGCCTCATTTTCCTGATCTTGTACGTTACAGCAGTCAAACTCCTGCCGAGTCTCCACGCGATCATGCTCACGCTTTCGCCGTCCTCCAGACTGTTTCGGATTACGCAGAGGTCGTGCTCTGTGTAAGCGTCCTTGCGTTTTGGCTGTTCCGGCCGTCTGTCCGGCTCGAACTCCGGGCAGCTGATAACGTGGAACGTCTCGCCGCCCTTGAGGTCTTGCCGCTGCACTCGTTCGGCCTTCTAGCCTTTCACCGGCTCGAACCGTCCTGCCCATGCGCAGCTCTTCGCAGCGGCTTTCGTGCAGTCCCAGCAGAGAGTATCTTTCTTTCTACCTCTCATAACCTTCCTCTCTCATTTTCCGTCTGATTTCTTCCTTCTGCGCAAGCCATGCCTGCTCCCAGTCCGGCGTTTCCTCCAGTTCCGTCTTTGCTTCCGCCTGCTTTGGCGCGTCCTTGATGCGATCCCAGATAATGCCCTTCCAGTTGTTCGCCATGGAAAGCCGGATAACCTCGGCTACTGCCGCCGCTCCGTGGCGCTTTACTCGGTTTTCTATCTCGGTCAGCAGAGACTTCAAGCCGACTGCCTTGTACGCCTCGCGCCGCTCCTGCTTGTAGGTGATCCAGTCGCGCACCGCAGAAAGCACAGGCTCAGAAAACCGCTCTGCAAGGTCAGGCTCTTTCGGCTTTGGACTCTGCGTCTTTTTCGGCATCTCCGGTTTCGACGGCTGCTTTGCAGGCGCTTCCTCCCGTTCGCCGCCCTGATACTCGTCATACCGGCATACCGTGATTATCGTGTAATGCCGGTTGCTTTCCACCGTGATTTCTCCGGTTTTCTTGAGCTTTCCGAGTGCCGTGCGCACCTGCTTTACCGTTAGTCCGCTCTCGTCTGCAATCCCCTGCAAGCTCGTCACAAACGCGCCTCGGGGAATCTCTCTCCCCATGAACTGGCTTTCCTTGTAGTTTGCCCTCAGCAGGATGTGCAGCCACAGCTTGCATGTGGGTACATCCTTGTACCACCCCCATTCTGTGAGCTGTCGGTAAATCTGTATGTGCCCGTTCGTCAGCATCCCCTGTCACCCCTTAAAACGGAACGTCGTTCGGGTCGCTCTCGTCCGACGCGATAAAGTCGCTTGTCTGTCCGCCGCTGTTCTCGCGGTTCTTCTTCGTCTCGCCGAAGGAAACATCCTCGCAGTTGATCTCAATCGCAGTGCGGTTGTTGCCGTTCTGGTCTTGCCACTTGCGTGACTGGATACGGCCAACAACGATTGCCATCATCCCCTTCGAGAACCACTGTGCAACGAATTCTGCCTGCTTGTTCCATGCAACGCAGTCGATAAAATCGGTCTGCTTCTCTCCGTTTGCGTCCTTGCGGTCTCGGTCAATCGCCAGCGTGAACGAACAAACCGCTGTGCCGCTCTGTGTGTGGCGTAACTCCGGGTCTCGCGTCAGCCGACCCATTAAAATTCCCTTATTCAGCATTTCGTCCTGTCTCCTTTGTGTATTTCTGGTTTTCCTCGCTCCACATGGGATAAAGGCTTTCGAGGTATTCGCGCATTTCTTCCTTGATTTCCTTGCCGTCGCCCTGGTCCATCTCTCGATGACAGTCCGGGCACAGCATCACAAGGTTTGTTGGAATCCCCATGCCGCCACGTGCTCTGCTGACGTAATGTGCCGCCTGTAACACGCCGCCCTTTCCGCAGTGACGGCAGATGCCGCCGTCCCGGTCATAGCACTCCTTCCAGACAGCCGGAGAAATGCCGGTGAACTTCGTCTGTCTCCTCATTGTCTCGCGTCCCTTTCCAACTCTCTTTTCAGGCGCTTCTTGGCGAGCTTGCGATACCCTTTTTTCATCTTCGCCCAGCCTCCGTGGTTCCGCGCCCAGCAGGCGTACCGGTATCCGATCTTCCAGTGTGCCGGTACGAATCGCTTGTATGTCGTAAACCTCATACCCCGCGCTCCTCCGGTTTCCATTTGCTCAGCCAGCCGAGCACCGTGCTTTCCGGCTCTGTCTCAATGCCCTGCTCCTTGCAGTCCTGCACTACCATGTCAATCAGCCGCCCCATTTGCAGCGTGTTGTAGGTGCTTGACCCGTAGTAGCACATCAGCAAACCGCCGTTGCAGTCCTGCGTCACCCATCCGAGGCCCTGCTTTTCCCACAGGTTCGCGATCAAATCGCGCTGCTGCTCGTTGGCGTAGGGGACAAGTCGGTAATTGTCCCCTACATCGGGAATGTACGAGCGGTACACCTCGTCGCGCTTCATGCCGAGCACCGCCGCCAGCTTTCCGAGCATCTGCCAGAGATAGGCGTTTGCCCGCCCTGAACGCTTGTCATACTTGCGCTTCACCTCCGCGCAGTATAACTTGCCCTCCTTCATCTGCTCGCACTCTACGCGCGCCATAGGCGCGTTCTTGATGTGCAGGCAAAGCCAGCTGCCGTCCTCGTCGCGCACTACCTGTGCACGGTCGAACTCATGCGTCATCGTTCACCATCTCCATCACTTTCTGATGGTCTTTTTCCCCCATCTTCTTGTTCAGCTCTACCATCAGCACGCCGTAATCGTTCATTTTCAGTTCCGGCAGTTTGTCGAGCGGAAAGCCGATGGTTTCCTCGAACTGCTTTTTGGTTTTCGCACCGAGCGCCTTTGCAATTTTCTTGATTACATCTGCTTCGTTATCTCCGATCGTGTCCTCCGGCGGCTTTTGCAGCGACAGCTCCCGCTCGATCTTTTGCAGTGCGAAATGGTATTCGTCATAAGTCACCTCTGACGTGGTGCGGCATCCGGTCAGCCTCATAAGATGTTCCTGCGCCTTGTCATTTCCGTATACCTGTTGCAGCCGTCGTGCGAACGCCTGACAGTCACGCTTAATCAGCTTGTCCGTGCCTGCGCGTTCTGCCTCGCCGGAATACTTCGTCTGATCTTCACGCGCGCTGTCGTCGTTCCAGTATACGTCTGCGCCGACGCCGAGCATCTTAGCGGCGACCGAAATTGCATCCGTAAACGCCATCTTCCAGCATTCGTCCGAGACTTGCGGGCCGTTTCGGGTCTGCGCCACAAACTGACTGCCGCCCGTGCCCGGAATAGCGTCCGACCATTCGCCGTCCGCCTTGACAAATAGATTGATATTGCAGAACGCACACACAACGCCGTCATGCGTTTCGAGCCACTGCTTTACAATTTCGGTTCTCCAGCCAATGCCACACGGTCCGAATTGCTCTGTCAGCGCCTTAATGCGCCACATCGGGTTGATGTCGGTAAAACCTTTCAGTTTTCCAGCCTGAATCTCTTTTTTTGCTGTTTGTGGTACTGTGCGCAGCGCGTTATATAGCGCCAGATTGTCATTCATTCTTCGTCCTCCTGTCCATATTCCCAAACTGCCGTTCTCAAATCTTCGAGAAAGTTCTTGATTTCCTGCGGAAACAAATCCGTGTAATCCTCCAGATACAGTCCGATAGCGTTTTCCGCCTCTCTCATGTCGTACAGCCGGTTAATGCGCTCCTGATCGTCTCTCTCCGGCGGCTCGAGCGGCGGCTCAATGTTCAGCATCCTGCAACCCCTCCAGAACCTCCATGATTTCCTCTATGCTGTGATTCTCGTTATTATTTCCCCACCACGCATTACACAACAGATGGTAACTCTTGGTGCTCACAATAACGTCGTCTTCCCATTCGTGGATGAATATGGAGCAGTTATAACCTCTGCCGCAGGTCGGCTCAAATTTAATGCTCACGCCATCGTGCTTTGCACTTAACACCAGATCAAGCAGCTTGTGCGCCGTCTCTCTGTCCATTGCTTTTTCCTCCAATTCGTGATATACTTTCCTTGAACATTTATCTTTGCCGCCGAAACGGGATTGCGCTCCCGCTCGGCGGTTTTTCTTTTACTTGACTTTCTCCCACTTGAACCGCCCCTTCGAGCTGTTCCTCCACTGTCCGATGCCGCGCAGCGCGCCGTAATCCAGCCACTCGCGCACCGCTTTTTCGTGCGCGTCATCCAAGCAGAGGATCGTCATTTCGCACGTCGTGCCCGCCGGGCATTCCTCGCTGCTGCTGAGTGCCGTTCGTTCGCCCTGCGCGGTCTGCGCACGCAGCGAACGCTGACAGATCGTGATTTCGCCCGGGGTATCGAGCCGAATGCGGCGCGGCTCAACGAAGATCAGGCCGTCGATAACCTTCTTGTACGCCGTCAGCTTGCCGCTCTCGTTTACCGCCTTGCGCTTTTTGCCGGTCTCCGGGTCCTTGCCGCTGAGACGTGCCAGCATTCCGCAGGCATCTTTGAAAAACCCCTTGATCTGGTAGTCCCAGAGAAAGGGCGTGCCGTCCTCGTCCTTGGGGAACACGGTCGTGCCGCGCTCGATGATTGCGTCCTCACCGAGTGCCGCGACTTCCTCCGGCAGTGTTGCCGCGTCCGGGCTCTTCGAGCCGATGAACCGGCTGTAGATTTCCGGATCTGCGGTTGCCGTGCCGAGAATGCCCTCGGTGAATGTCACGTGAATTTTCAGCTTTTTCATGATTTTTTTGTCCTCCTGTTGTTTCGTTCCTCTGCCGTCGCTATGCAACGCATGGCCTCGCCGTGCCATAGCTAAGCCAAGCAATGCTATGCCCTCGCTGAGCTGTGTAATGCTATGCTTTGCCGTTGCAGCGCACTGCTTTGCTATGCTCTCGCTCTGCTTCGCCATGCTTTGCCGTTGCTCGGCTGTTCATTGCCATGCTCTGCCGTTGCGTGTCTATGCCCTGCATTGCCTTGCAACGCTACGCCCTTGCTCTGCTGCGCTTTGTCATGGCTATGCTCTGCTACGCCTTGCTTTGCCCTCGCAGTGCAGTGCTATGCTGCGCTTTGCCTCTGCTGCGCCTTGCATTGCCCTTGCGCAGTTAATCGCGTTTTGGCAGTACGCCGATTTTCTTAGCGCTTGCGTTCGGCTTTCTGCCGATCTTCTTCGAGTAAAGCGCCTCGCCGATCGTGCGTTTCTGCATCTCGCGGATTACGTTCCGCCGCTTGATGCCGTCAGTCATCGGCGTGTGTTCATCGGCAGTCGAGCCATGCGCTGAATGCGCTTGTGCAGCTCGTCCTTGAGAACGCGGTGGTAAAAGCCCCACCCGAACAGCAGCACGAGCTGCGCGAAGATGCAGGCTAATGCGCCAAAAAGTACCGGGTTGATAGTCATGATTTTCCTCCTCCTCGTGTGTGTGCGTCCTACTCTCTCGAACGTTAGTGAGAGAGAGTAGTTATTTATATTCTTGTATTATTGCTTTATTCTTCTGTTGCCCTCGGACTGCCCTCGGTTTGCCTTTGGACTGTCCTCAGACTGCCCTCGGACTGCCCTCGGTTTGCCCTCAGACGTTCCCGACGCGCCGCTTTGCGATGTCGCTTGCAACGTCGCCGATGTAGTAAACTACCCGTCTTTCACCGGGAACTCTCGGCGCACGAATAACCTTCTTTGCAGCGTCTCTGTCGCTCAAACCGTACACTTTCATGCACTGTTCGAGCGTTAAAAGCACCGCGCCGCCGTACATCTGTATCAGATCGTTTTTCACTTCCTGCCGCAGTTCCTTGTAGCTCCGTTCCTCCATGTTCTTCCCTCCTTTTGGTTTGCCCTTGGACTGCCATTTGTTTGCCATTTGTTTGCCCTTGCGCGGCATTTCAACGCCTGTCTACGCTTTGCAATTCCGTTGCGAAGCAGTGCTATGCTATGCCGTTGCCGTGCTGCGCTCCGCAGAGCAGTTCCGTGCAATGCCCTTGCTGCGTCCTCTCCCTCGTGATAAACTGTCAGGGAAAGGAGGTGTTAAAATGACCAGTCTGCAAAGTGAAATTCAGTCCTTCAAAAATCGTTACTCTGTTCATGGGGATGAGCCTGTAACGAAAACCGAACTTGCTGAATTTGCACGTCGGCTTGCCGATCTTCTTAACGAGTTGGCGAAATAAGCCTCGCGCCCGCTGTCACTTCTCGATGGCGGGCGTTGCCTTTAGCATGCCCTCACGCGCCAGTGCATCGGAAAGCCGCTCTTTTGCGTCCAGATACTCCGCATACAGCCGTGCGATTTCGTTGTCCTCGTCCAGTCGGACGTACATATAGATTTCCTTCTCCATGTCCCTCACCTCCTCATGTGCTCACCAAATGCTTACCGCCGCCGCGCTGCGCCATGCGGTTACACATTGTATTTGCGTGGGTCTGAAAATACTCTCGCACCATAGATTTCTCTACTAGCACTGCCCAAAGTGCAATGCGATTTATGTTTTCGCCGCATATTCTCGTCTGCAAACGAGCGCACAGCGCAGCAGCGGTAAGCATTTGGTGTATTGTCCTGTGGTGTCTTTCGTGATACACTGTCTGCGAAAGGAAGCGTTACTCATGCAATACGATATTTACAAAATGCTCTTATCTCTGAAAGAACAAGGTTGGCTTGATTCTCTCGACCTCTTGCGCCTTGCCCGGTTAGACCCGCCCGACATTGATTCGCTCACCACCGAAGGAATACTGACTGTTATCCACCCGGAAGGTCAGCCGGAAAAGTATCGGCTTAGTGTAAAGGGACGGCTTATGCTGCTGGAATATGAAAAGAACCGCGCAGACGCAAAATTCAATCGCATTTCGTCAATCGTTGCGCTCTGTTTCTCCGCCCTCTCCCTCGTGATTGCTTTCGCTGCTCTTGTTGTCGGGCAGAAAGTCTGAGACGACACTATAGCCGCGTGCATTATCGCTGGAATCAAAGCAAGCGCATACGCTGTCGCGCACACAGCCGATTAAAAACCCGTCTACGGAAAGACTGAACCGGCAATGACTGCACGAACCGCTGTAACAGGGTTTCACACTGTCTGCAATCTTTCTGTCTCCCATAGCTTTTTGGAGGGCTTTCAGCTGATAGCGCAGCATTTCGTTTTCGCATTCCAAGCGACTTCGCTTTCGTCTGAAAAATTTCATCCTCTCACCTCCCTCACGCGCCCCTGTCCTCGTGCTGGTCGAACAGGTACTCAATGCTCATACCCGGGAACAGCGCATCGCGGATATTACGGGCTTCTCCATAGGTGAAATCCGTAATTCCCTGCATCTTGTTCCGCACAGTCTTTTCACTGCAATTCAGCGTCTGCTGAATGTCGAAATATGTCACGTTGAACCGTGGCATTTCCTTTTCGATATATCTCATGTTTTCACCTCCTGTTACCGTATTCGGTAATCTGTGTTATTATAATATCACCTAATTCGGTAACTGTCAAGGGGCTGCCGGAAATATTTTTACCTAATTCGGTAATTTATTTATTGACACCGCTGCACGTATAGATGTATAATAAGGGCGTAGAAAGGAGTGAATAAAATGTTGACTGACGCGCTGAATGAAATGAAACGTAAAAGTGGGAAAACGCTCTCTCAAATTAGTGAAGAGTGCAATATTCCCAAAGGAACGCTTAATAAAGTGTTTGCCGGTCAGACAAGAGACCCGCAGTATGGCACTTTGCGAACTATCGTTCATGCGCTCGGCTATACGCTTGATGATCTGGAAACATTCGAAAATCCAGACGAAAAAAAATCCCCCGCCCCGGCGAAAGCCGAAACAGGGGAAGTAACAAGAGAAATGTCTATCCAGTTGTTAAAGGCGCTCGGACTGCTCGATAAGTCCGGCAACCTTTCCGACGATGATCTCGCGTTTCTCGGTTACATTGTCGGGCTGCTCGAATGGCGGTTCGGCGATCATTCTTAGCGCATTGTAAATGCGCAGCGGATTTGTGCATGAATTGAGCATTGCGGTAAATTTGTCGATGTTGTCCATGATGTTTAATTCCTGCCTTTCCTGTTGTATGCGATTAGCTTACTCCCTAAATCCGGCGTAAGCTGTCGAAACCGCCCGCCTGTAAGGTAATAATTCATAGAACACCTGTTCGATGCAAGTTCCATTATAAGTGAAGTACAAAATGTGTCCGATTTATGGGACTTCCTGATTTTCGGGAAAAACGGCATCGTATATCTTTTTGAAGAACTGATCTGCGGCTTCCATGAAGTCGCAAAACCCGGCATCATACATAGCGAAATGATATCCGTTGTCCTCAGCGCTGGTCAGCGCTTCTTCGGCAAGCCGGATAAGCTTGCTGCGCTGATGCTTGGTAAGCGGAAGCGTGTTGACGTAGTGATAGAGCGCTGCAATTCTCTTACGAGTATCTTCATCGCGTTTAGCGAAGAGCAAGCAACATTCATCGTGCCTCATGGTTTTGCTCCTTTCAAGTACGGAACTTTGTCTGGCAAAAAGAACCGCTCAATTCGAACGGTTCTCTTCTCCCAGAAGTCTGTTAATGAAATACTGCTGACCCTTGCCGGTCACTTTCGGCGTTTTGTTTACGCTGATATGGCCGTCGGAGTGCGTGACGCTGGTTTCCTTGACCTCGAACAAACCGAGCTCCATGCTGCGCTGTGTGGGCATGTTGTAATCCGTGCCCTGTCTGCGCACCAGATAGCCGTTATCGCGCATCCATGCAAACAGCCGCTTGCCGCCCATGTCAACGCCGTTCTGCTTGACGATCTTCGCGAGGTCGAAAATCAGAATGGACGTATGCGACGCCGCGACGCTGTCCGCGAAAAGCACCTTGGGCGCGTCCTGCTCGATCTTCTCCGAAAGTGTGTGAATGCGCTTGTGTGCGATCTGCAAGGCGCGAGCCATGACTTTTTCCGGGCTGTTCCAGTCGCGTTCCAGCTGCAAGAAATACTGACGCGCCTGCTTGCCCTTGTCGTTGCGCTGAAGCATGCAAAGCTCCTTCGCCATGTCGATGGTGATCTCGGCATCCTGCGCCGGACGGCCACCGGAACTTTCGGTCAAAAATGTCCGAAAGTCTTTTCCTTCTTCAAAGCCGTATTCGCACATGCGCGGGAACCAGTGGCGGAAATCCGCGCCGACTTCCAGAAAGTCGTGCAGTTCACGTGCCGATACAGTCGGCTGTTCGTTGTCGTAATTTACAGTAATGAGTTCGTTCATGATAACCTCGCTTTCCGTTAAGTGGAAAGGAGCGGCGGGAGCATACCCCGCCATGCATAACTCCAATGCCTGCCCCGTTTCGGGGTGAGCATGCTCTGCTGTAGCTACGAGTATAGTCTAACTGCCACTGTGCGAAATGTAAATTGACAGAACGACGGGGACGAAACAGGAAAAGCAGGATTTCGGAACGTTTTTGAAAATTGTTGATGTTTTGTTGAGGTCTATACCGGTAAAAAACGGCAAAAACCCGTAAAAAACCATAATTGACAAAGTAAGTATACAATCTCAAAAAGTGCACAAAAAAAATTTAAAAAATGCCTGCCGGTGCGCTACCACCAAACAGGCATTTTTACAAGGCGAGACCTTGCACACACATTTTACCATAAGTAAAGGAAGGGTGCAAGGTGAAAGCAACCGATCTGCTCGACAAAGAGCGAGCGAAGTATTACCGTAAAGAATACGCTATATCATTCAGCATATTATTTCTGGTAATGTTGGTAATTGTGCTTGCGATACTGTTGTATATCGCGAACGACGAAAACGCACCTGCAAAGCAGAAATACGCAGAAGCAACTGAGACCATAAGTGAGCAGCAGTCGCAGATAGGCGATCTAAAAACGCAGATTTCAGACTTGCAGTCACAGCTTGACGCCGAAAAAGCCGCATACAACGAGCTGTCGAACGAGAAAAGTTCCGTTGAGGATCTGACGCAGCAGGCGTATGAAGAAGGCTGGCAGGATGCTTGTTGGGAAAACGGCATAGAGCCGGATACGGACGACATCGGCGGATACGACTATACCGCCCATTTGGACGATGGAGAGGACCCTGAAAGCCCCACCGCCTACATCACACCATCCGGCAAGCGTTACCACCTGTCGCAGTCCTGCGCAGGCGAAAACGCGATCCAGACCACAATAGCAGACGCTTCCGACAAGGGTTATACCCCTTGCGCAAAGTGCGCACAATAAGCAAAAAACCGCCCACCGGAGGGCAATCCGGCAGGCGGTTCGAGGGTAGTACATTTGAGGAACGTTACTACCCTCTTATTATACGACAAAATAGGAGGAAATTCAACAATGAAAAAGAATGCCGACGGTTATTACCGTGAGACCTTCACGTTCAAGGGCAAACGGTACGACGTAACCGCAAAGACAGAGCGCGAACTCTGGCGGAAAGTCGACGAGAAAAAGCGCCGCCTTGAAGAAGGTGTAGACGTGGTGAACGAGAACACGAGCGTTGATAAGTGGTTTTTCAAATACCTTGAAGCGTACAAAAAAGGCAACGTCTCCGACAAGACCTACCATCAGCTCGAGGCCTACGTCAAGAACTATATCTCTCCTGCAATCGGAAATCGTCGCTTAAAGGACGTGCAGACAATCCACTTGCAGATGATAATGAACGAGTGCGCCGGTAAATCGCAGTCGCAGGCTCGCAAGCTGCGCGACCTTATCCGGCAGGGCTTCAAGCAGGCGCGTATCTCGCGCGTAGTGGCTTTCGACCCGGCAGAGGGTATTGTTATGCCAAAGACCACAAACGGCACACATCGCGCGATTACAGAGGATGAACGCAAGCATATTTTCAACGTAGCGCGCACGCACCGCGCCGGTCTCTGGGTTGTGTTCATGCTCTATACGGGAGCACGTCCAGAGGAAACCAGGAAAGCGCGATGGGAGGATATCGACTTCAAGGGGCACGTTATCGTGCTGCACAGCGCCAAGACAGACTATGGTGATCGTCGCGTTCCTTGCCCGTATCCGTTGTACAAGCGTCTGAAATGGGCGAAGCAGGACAGCGGCTATCTCTTCACGCAGCCGACCACCGGCCTGCCGCACACCGAAACGTCCATGAAACAGATGTGGCGCTCGTTTAAGCAGGCGCTTGACCTCGACATGGGCGCGCAGATGGTACGCGGCGCGATCGACCCGGCGACGTCCGTCGTGGCTGACGATCTCACGCCGTACTGTCTGCGGCATACATACGCAACTGATTTGCAGTCCGCCGACGTGCCGATCAACGTTGCAAAGGACTTTCTGGGACACAAGTCAATTACCATGACGTCGCATATTTATACACACCTCTCCGATGAAGCGTTCACGAACGCCTCGTTAAAGGTGCTCAGTTTTGCGAGCGAGAGCAGGAAGAAAGCGCAGAAAAAAGTCGTCTCTATTCGTTGATTTTCACTCCCACACTTAGTCCCACATCCTGCACCCGTAAAAACCCCCAAAAAACCGCATTCACACAAAAACAAAAAAAGCGCCGCTTCTCTTGCGACGCTGTAAAAAGTTCAAATAAACAGAGAAAAAGCTCCCAAACCACAATGTTTAGGAGCTTTTTCGTTTGGTGGAAGTTAACGGGCTCGAACCGCTGACCCTCTGCTTGTAAGGCAGAGGACTAAGCGTAAAATATAACGCTATATCTGACGATTTCGCTATCGTGTTTTAGGGACTCCCACATATGCTCCCACACTGCTTTGTTTATTGTAACACACTCCCACACCCACCGCAAGAAAGAAAGGGAGGGCAAACGCCCTCCCTTCTCTTATCCGCCGTACCCCGGAATAACCGTCCTCGGGTCAATGCTCTGTCCGTTTTTATGCACTCTCAAATGCAGATGCGGGCCAGAGCTGTTGCCAGTCGAGCCGATCACGCCAACCTGCTGACCGGCGCTTACCGTGTCGCCCTGCTTAACCGTCGCCTTCTGCAAGTGACCGTACAGCGAGGTGTAGCCGCCACCGTGATCTACTACAACATAGTTGCCGTAGCCGTTCTCATCGTAGCCAACCTCAGTGACCTTGCCGCCGCCGATACTGTCCGCCGCTTGTCCGTTCACACTGCCGCCGATGTCGATACCGTCGTGCTGTTTGCTTCCCTTGCCCTTGTTTGTCGTAGGTGCACTTCTGCTGCCGTAGCCGCTCGTGATAACCGCGTCGGAAACCTTCGTCGGGTTGCTGAAACCAGTTGCGCGGTTGACGGAAATGCCGGTATCGCCCTTCTTGTCCTCCGGCAGCTTGCCGCCGCTCGTGTAATAGCCGTCAATCTTCTTGTAGCCGAGCGCGTGCATGACTGCCGCGTACTGCTCGTAACTTGCCGTGTTCTGGCTGACTGCTGCGCCGACCGCCGCAATCTTCGCGTTCTTTTTGCCCTTCTCGTAGGTAACGCCACTTGCCGCCGTCTTAATCTTCGCGTACTGCGGCGCGGAAATGCCTGCGCTCTCGACCTCGCCGATTGCTGCTTTCTCCTTTGTGCCGCCGTTTTCACGTATCATGTCGAAGGTGTAGTTTGCCGGGTCCGCCTTGACCATGGAATAGAAATTGAACGTGTTTTCGAGCGCTTCCCTCTTTGCGCCGGTATAACCCTTTGCATCGAGGTAATAAGAGAACTCGGTTGCCTCTGCCGCCGCGCGTCCCTTGTCGATGTTCTCGCCCTCCTTGGTGATAGCCTGCTTCTGTATCATCGCGTCAACGAACTCCTCGGCTGTCACCTTGTCGCTGATCTCCTGATACTTGTCCCACTGGCTGTCAGATGTACCCTTGATAAGCAGCGTGTGATACAGGCTGTTCTTCTCCTGCTCAGAAAGCGACTTGTCGCTCTTGATGGAGTTAAACGTCTGGTCTCGCGCTTCCCAGCTTTCCATGCTGTCGTTATAACTGTCCTCCATCTCCTTGTAGGCGTAGTAAAGACCCGGCTCAATGCCGCTGTCCTTGACGGTATGGATCGTGCCCTCAAGCTCCTTGCCGTAGGTCTTGTTTGCCGCGACTGCCTTTGCGTACTTGTACACATCGGATACCGCCTCGATCTTCTCGTCGTTGGTCATGCCCTTGTACGCCTCGGATTTTGTAAGTTTGCCGAGCGCATCCAGTGCGATCTTGCCGCCCTCGCTTGTCAGCGCGGAATACTCCTGCGCAGTGAGGAACTTCTTTGTGCCGTCCTCAGTCTTGTAATACTTCTGCGGCTTGCTTGGCAATACAGAGTTGTCGCCGGTTGCCTGATACAGCTCCTTGAGCGCCTTTTCGGTCTGTGTGCTCTTTGCATCTGCCAGATAGCCCGGCGAGAGGAAGTTGTACGCCGCGCGTGCAAACACATTGTCCGGCCCGTTTTTCTGTTCTCTGCCCCATACGTCCGTATATGCAGGCTGGTTCTGCGACAGACCCGGAATTTTGTTCGCCTGACGCTGCAAGAACTTCTGCACGCTCGACGGAACAGGACTGTTCTTGTCCGCATAGGTGGTTCTGCGCGTGTTGTCCACCGTCCGCGCAACCTGTCCGAACAGCGTCGGCACGAACTGACCGCCAAAGTTGGTTGCAACGTTGCTTGCAATGCCAAACAGCGGATTGCTCTTGTTGTATGCCGCGCTCGTAACCGTCGAGCCAATGCCGGACAGCATCGTCATGTTGAGCATCGGGTCGAACATACGGCTGACCGTTGCCATTGCCTGATTGAAGGCCGTCTCGTCATCGTCGTACTTCTGGTGCAGTGCTTCATACAGTTCGCCGCCCATCGCAAGCGGCACAACAGCCGGAGACGCCCAGTCAATCGTGTACGACTTGCCGAACAGGTTGATTGCATACTCCTGCTGACCCATGCCCGCGTCAAGGTTTGCTTCCTTGTCGTCGTCGCTCGAGCCTGCCGAGAAAATGCCCTGCGCTGCAAGGAACGCGCCGAGCGCCGCAACGCTTGAACCGGTAAGACCCTGTCCGATGTGGTCGATCATCTTGGTTGCGTCCATGTTGCCCTTCTTGACCTGCACCGCGTCATAGGTGATTGCTTTCAGCAGACCGACCGGCGACAGCTCAAACGAGCGCTTTGCAACGTTGATTGGCGTGCGCTTGAACGGCACAAGCGAGCCGATAATAACTTCTGTTGCCTTGTTCTTCTTTTCCAGTTGGCTGAGCGTGTCCGCCAGCTTAGACGCATCCTGAAACGTTGCGATCTTCGCGTCCTGAATCGCGTGCTGACGCGCCTCGTTCAACTGCGCTTCCGTCAGATTGTTCACGTCCCAGCCGCGCGCCGTCAGGAAGTTGCCCATGCTGTCAATGTAGGATTTCTTCTTAAAAACCTGATCTTCCGCGTCAAGCGCCCATGTGTTCGCGTCCATCACCTTTTGCAGTGGCTTCGGAAACAGTTTCTGCCGCTGCTTGATTTCGCTCATTTCGGTTTTGTAGGCATTGCCGCTGAGTTCCGCCTCGACGTTTGCATAGTCCGCCTTGGCAAACTGCTTCGCGGCCTTGCTCGTATGCAGCGCACGGGTTCGCTTTTCCTGTGGCAAAAACTTCTGTCCGACTGCCGAAACCTTGTGACTGGTATCGAGCGCCGCCGCAGAGGCTACGTTGCCCATAATGTTGCGGATATGTGTTCTCGGATTGCCGAGCATCGCAAAATAGCGCCATGCGTTCAGCCTGTCGCCTGCCGTCGCCGGTATCTGGCTCGCAATATCGTCATAAATCTTGTCTACGACCTGTTTCCGCGCGTCCTCATCTGGCGCATTCAAAAACTCCTGCACCAAATCCTCGTTCAGCGTGATACCGTGCTGTTCTGCGACCTCTGCGCCGGGAACGCCATTCTTTGCCGCCTTCTTTTCTGCCTTCCTGTCGAGCTTGTCAAAGCGCGACTGGTACTCCTGCTGAATTTTCTCGACAGCCTTCTGCAAATAATACAGCTGGCCTTCCGGCGTGGTCTTTTTCAGCAGCTTGATAGCCTGCACTTCCTGACCGGCTCTTGTGCCCTCTGCCGCGATTTCTGCCGCCAGCCGCATAGCCGTCTGCGTGTCGCCGGATTTGACTGCCGCCGAGTACATGGTTTCCGCGAGTACAATGTCGTCCTTGCTTGCCGTTCTGCGGCCGTCTGTTACGTCCTCCCACTGTTCCATTGCGCCCTGCCATCCCTTCTTGTTGATGGTTCTTACCGCATTGTTCAGTGCGCTTTTATCGGTTTTCACATTATAGGAAAATGTACCGTTTGCGACCTCCTGTTCAAAGGACGGAATCATTTCATCGGTGGTAATGCCGCTCTCCATAAAAGTTCTCGCGCCGCGGCGTACCCTGTCCTCCCCATTGGTACTCTTCGGCACATCCACCACCCTCGCCGGGTTCTCGCCCTCCGGGATAGCGCCGTAGTCGTTTACCATCTTGGAATACGGGTCAAAGCCGGTTGCCGCCGCGCCCACCGAGCTTTCCGGCGTAACCCCCGCCTTTTTCAGCGTCGGGTTAATGTCGTTCGCCTGTGCGGTCTGCTGTGCACCCAGAGCCGCGCCCTGTGCGTTTCCCTGCATCGGCTGAGTAATTTCAGGCTGAACGCTCTGCGCGCTCTCCTGCGCCGCCTGTGCCGCCGTGCGGAGCGTCGGGCGAATATCCCGCAGCGGCGGATTGACCTGCACCGCGCCCTGCTGAACGCCCTGTGCCGCATTGAGGTCAAGCGGCTGTGCCGTGTTGTTGATCTCTGCCGGGGAGACAATCGCGTTCCGTCCCGCGTTCGTCTCGCGGATGTCCTCCGTGCGTGCACGAGTGCCGTTCATAACCTTGAGGCCTTCCGGTGTGATCTCCGCGCTGACCGCATCGTCTCCGATGGCATCATACGCAGCCCGAATCTGTTGTGCTTCCGACCATTCCCGCGCAAGCTCGGGCGATACCCAGTTGCCGCCGCCTGCACGCAGATCGTGCTGAATAAACTCACGTGCAATGTCGGCCGCGTCCGACTTCCTCGGCGCACGCCCATATTTCCTGTAGAACTGGCTGTACCAATCTTCGTTATTGCTTGCGCGGTAGCCTGTTCCGTCTCCGTTCTGAATGATAGAAACGCCCTGCTTCTTGTAGTCCTTCACGTACTGTTCCGCCGCGTCGAGCACCGCGCCCATCTTTTTTTCTGCCGGGTCTACAAGCGCCTCGATATACGTCTTGATCGGAACGCCGGTCTCGTTGGAGTTGTCGATGAGCAGCTTTGCCCACTCCATTTCCCCGCGGTAAAGTCCGCCGTTGGTCTCGAACTCGTCCATCAGCGGGATGGTTCTCGTCTCGCCGCGCGCCGCGATCTTGGTCTTGGTGCTGCGTCCCTCCGGCAGATACCCGGTCGGAAGGCTCTGTGCTACCTGTCCGTTCGGACCTGCATACAGTACGTTTCCGCTGTTCTGCGACGCTGTGAAATCGCCGCGCATATTGCCGTACAGCACATCCGGGGTCTGAACATCATTGAATGCACGCAGATTGTTCGCCACACTGCCGTTTTCGTTCGCATACAGCGTGTTTGCCGTGCGCGTGCTGCCCTCAGGGAGTGCAAACCGCTGACCGTTCGGCAGTGCATAGACCGGGTCTACCATATCGCGGTTTGCTTCCTCGGGAGAGGTGTAGACCGTGTTCGTGTCCGTGCCGTATCGGTAGTCTGCAAGGCGGTTTGCCGCACCGCTTGCGCCCTGCATGAGCGCCGACATGGCGATACCGCCCTTTGCGCTGTCGAGCAGCTCCTTTGCCGTCGCGTTCTGCGCGTTCGGGTTGTAAGTTGCCCGCTTGAGATAGGGATTGATGAACGTGCTCGCCGCTTCCTCTGCGCCCTCGCCCAGAATATCCGCCGCGCGTCCGAGAATGCCGTTTCCAGTCTTGATAACGCCCTCACCCATGCCCGGAATGCCGCTGAACATCTTTTCCGTGCCAAGTTCGGTAAGACCCGCGCCCGTGCCGTAAAGCATCGCCTGGTCGAGCGTCGCGCCCTCCCTCTGCGCTTCATTTACGCCGCTTTTCGCACTGTCCCCGTAGATCATCGCAAGGCTTGCGCCCGGCAGCGCCATGTTCGCCGCAATGCCCGGCGCCATGCGTGCCGCCGAGCCTGCAAACTCCTGTCCCTTTTTCGCCATGCCGACAGGCTGCGCCCATTCATTTACCGCCTGCAAGGCCTTGTCTGAGAGACTGCCCTCTAACGTTTTCTGCGCCGTGCCCTTGAGGAACTGACCTGCTTTATCCTTGCCGATAAAGTCGAGGAAATCGCCTGCCGCCTTGTTTGCCGTGCCGGAAACATAGCGTCCCGCATTCTCCACCGCGCCCGTTGCATTCAGCAGCGTGTTTGCCGCGCCGCTTCCCCACGACTTGGCCGCGCTCATCTTGCTCAGTGCGTTGCTTTCGTCGTTCAGACGCTTGTACAGCTGATAGATTGCCTGCGCCTGCTTTTTCTCGTCTGCGCTCATCCTGTCATACTGCGCACTGCCGTTAATGCCTGCAATCGCAAGTTTCGGATGAGTTGCAAGGTGAGCGATAGCCGCCGCCTTGTCCGCCGTGTTCCGCCCTTGCACGTCCATGTTGATGAGGTAGGGGTACTGCTTCTGCATGCGCTCGATTTCGCTGTTGAGCTCGTCTACGCGCTGCTGACGCTGCGCCTGAGAGGTTGCTGCACGGTTGAGCGCCGCGCCGCGGGCGATCTTGACAACAGGCGTGGAAACGTTGGTCGTGCCGCCTGCCTTGGGGAGATAGGTTGCGCCGGTCTTGTCTCGATACGTCATGCCGAAGCTCTTGCGAATCTGATTGTTCGCCTCGTGCAGGCGGTTCCGTTCTGCCTCGTCCGTGGTGTTGTGCCACATGATCGAGTTCGCGTTTAAGGTGTCAATCGCCTTCTGCCGTTCTTCCTTCTCGTTCCACGTTTTGCCCGTCTTGCGTGCCGTGCCGCCGCTCATCGTGCCGCTCGTGCGCTTTGCCGCGTTCGCCCTCGGCAGCGTGTTCGTTTTCGCCGGAGCGGAGATCGTACCCGTGCTTTTCAGCGTTCCGTTGTTTTTCGCGGTCTGCAAGGCGTGCCGTGCGTTGTTCTGCCGTGCCGTGTCCCGTCTCTGCTGTCTGCCCTCGCGCGTAATGCCGACCGTGTCGCCGAGGCTGCGGACGCTCTGCCGATAGGGACGCGCCGAGTTTACTTTGTCCGCCTGCTTTACGTTCCGGTTCGTTACCGTGCTCTTGCCGCCGGTAGAGCGGCTGACTGTATTATTTCGGTTCTGCGTGCCGCTTGTTTTCTTGGTTGTGGTGGTTTTCTTCGTCGAGCCGCCGAGGTAGTTCGACGCGGGTTTCGACTGCTTCGAAGCGTTCTTCGCGTTCCGCCGTGCCTGCTCAAGCTGCTTCTTGCGTCCCTCGCTCAGCTGATATTTTTTATCTTTGCTTGCCATATTACGCCTCCGGTAAAAGTAAGGTAGGGGCGGTCATGCCGCCCCGTGCTGTTAATACTTCTGTGCCTTCGAGAGCCACTGCTTGTACATCGTCAGGTACGTCGGGTCAAGCGTCTGCTGATATGCCTGATAATATGCGTTCGCCTGGTCCATTGCGCGGTTGTAAGCCGTCTCGTTCGCGTTCAGCTTGGTGCTTTCGTCATACTGCGACTGCTGCATATCCTGTGCACGCTTGTTGTACGCGATATTTGCAAGCGTCTGCTGTGCGTCGAGCGTCGAGTTCACGCCGAAATTGCCGGTTGCGTTGCCGTAGTTGTACAGGTTGCTGATGACGTTCTGCTTTGCCGCCTCCTGCTGTGCCAGAATGCTTTGACGCTGCTGATACAGGCTGTTTGCAAGGTCTGCCATGCTCTGTGCCGCCTGCGTCGAGTTGCCCGCCAGTGCGCTTGCGCGGTTATTCTCCACGCTCTGGATTGCGTTTGCACGTGCAAGCTCGTTCTGGTTGTATGCGCTGTTGTAGGCGTTGTTCTGTGCCACCAGTGCGCTTTCCGACGCGCCCTGACCGGAAATGCCTGCCGCCGCAAGCTGACTCGGAAGGTCACGCTGTGCCGTGCGGTAGTTGATATACGCCTGCCGCGCCGCCTCGTCGTAGCCCTGGTTGAGAGACGGGAGCATCGCGGAATACTGCTGATTGATCTGGTTTGCCATCTGGTCGTAGTACGCCTGCTGCTGCTGCTTGATTTGCTCCTGCCGGTCAAGCTCTGCCTGATACTGCTGCTCGATTGCCTTCATGTTGTTGATGTAGGTCTGTGCGTTCTTCGCCGTCGCGTCGTTGGAAAACTGGTCGAGCTTGCCGCCGTTCAGCGCGATCTTGGTTTCGCGGTCATTGAGCGACTGCTGTACATCCTGCCAGTTTGCACCGCTTGCCATCTGGTCTGCAAGCACGGTCGAATAGTCGACGTTGTTGTATTTGTCCTTTGCCTGCTGCATCGCATTCAGTCCCGTGCTCAGTGCGCCGCCGAGCATGTTTCCGACGGTATTTGCCACACCGTTTGCCGCCGTCGGTGCTTTCCACGTGCCGGTCTTGCTGTCGTAGCTGTAGCCATGCCCCGTATAAAGCGCACGGTTCTTTGCCTCGAGGTTCTTTCTCGTTGCCGCATCCGCAGTATGCCATGCCTGCGAGTTGGCCTGTGCCTGCTTGAGCCAGTCCGGCGTGCTGACTGCCGAGGACGCGGAAGAACCGCCGGAGTACGAGCCGCCAGAGGACGAGGCTGTCGGCGCACTCCACGTGCCCGTCTTGCTGTTGTAGGTGTAGCCGTGGTCAGAGTACAGCTTCCGGTTTGCCTGCTCGAGGTTCTTTTTCGTTGCCGCGTCTGCCGTGTGCCATGCGCTCGAATTTGCCTTTGCCTGATCGAGCCACGACGAGGAAGAACCGGACGAGCTCGACGAAGATCCCCGCTTAGACGAGGACAAAGAACTCGAGCTGTTCTTCTTTTTCTTCGCCGCCGCCGCAGCAGAAGCCGCAGCCATGCCCGCCGAAATCGCCGAGCCAATGCCGAATATACTTCTTGCCATATATCTTTCTCCTTTTTGGGTAAAATAAAAGCAGGCGTTTCCGCCTGCTTTCCTGTTAAGTTAGTGTCTCACGACGTTTTCATAGTACGCGCCGAGCTTGTCCTCTACCGCGTCTCTGTCGCACAGCCAGAACGACTTTGCCATATCCGCGTAAAATTCCTCGTTGCCCACGCCGTGCTTTTCTGCAACCTCGCTGAGGTCACTGTACACCGCGTTCATTGCCACCCAGAATTTCACCGGATTGCATCGCAGTCCGTGCCGCTCCATGATTGCGCTGGTCTGCTCCATTGTCCAGTGCTCGCCGGTCGAGCCGTCCGCGTTCTTCATGCCGCGCACCCACTTTTCCGCCATCTGACGGTTGAGCTTTGCGCCGCCGCCGCGTGCGTATCCCTGCATCTTCTCCGTGCCGTGCGTCCTGTCCCCTACATAAGAGGTATCGCCGTCGCGGAAGCCGATTTGACGCATTTCCGGGTACTCGTCGTACTCCGGCCATTCCGCGCTGCTTCTCGGTGCAAACCGGCCGTTCGAGTACCGACGCATCTCCGGCTCTCTGCCGTGAATGCGCTCGTCGTAGTAGCTGAGCGGTTCGTCGTAGCCGTAGGGCTCGATATAACGGCTGCGCGGCATATCATACCGCACGCCGTAGTGCTCCCGGCCTTCAAAATCGCTCCTTCTGTTCCGCTGCATCAGCAGCATCATTGTTCCCCTTCTCATACTGTCACCGCCGTTCCGTTAATCGAGCGCAGCGCGTCAGAGTGCGAGCAGCAGGAATTTCCGAGCATTCGGAAACTGCCGCCGGTTGCCGAAGTGACCACCCGGCAAAGGTACTTGTGCCGCGTGTCGAGGTTGAACACGGTAGCCGCCGCGCCGTTGCATTTTAAGAGCGGATACGTTACCGTGCCGTCGCCGATCGTGATGACCACCGGCGCGCCGATGATCGTCGTACTCGGGATGTTCTGCGCGATGACGATACCGTATACGCAGCCGTTCTGGTAATCTCCCGCCGGGATATTTACCGTCAGTACGCCGCTTGCGTAGGTCACGCTCTGTGAGATACGCAGGTTCGGACAAAGTTTCTGTACAGGCTTGCAAGCCATAACTATTCCCTCCTGTCAAAGGCAGGGGGATTGCTCCCCCTCCTGAATATCGTATCTCAGCAGCCGCAAGCGTTGCAGCCGCAGCCGGAAAAACGCAGAGCGTTTACAAGGTAATTGTTCTGTGCCTCCTGCGAAGCTGCGAACTTCAAGGCCTGATTCTCGTTCTGAAGCGCCGCGATCTTCTCCTGCTGACGGGTGTTCTCCATCTGGTCAAGGCGCGCAATAATGCGGTCGGTGTCGTTGTGCGCCGTCTGGATAATGTCGCGTGCGTTGGTAGCGGCATTGTAGTTGATGTCGCAGAAACCGCGTTCCATCTGTCTCTGGGTGTCGCAGCAGCAGCCGGACATCTGCGTGCCGAGTGCCGTCAGACCGGCGGTCACGCCGTTAAAACCGGTGTTCATGTTCTGAACCGTGTTGTTTGCAAGCTGTGCCGTCTGGTAGCCGAGCTGACAAATCGCGTTGTCTACGCCGTGGAAGCCGTTAGACACATTGTTGCCGAGCGTGTTGAAGCCGGTGAGCATGCCGTTGTTCGTGCTGTAAAAGCCGTCGCACAGGCCGTTCTGAATGCCGAGAACGGAACGAGACAGGTTGTTGAAGTTGAACTCGCTGCACAGGTCGCTGCGCGTTACCGCGCCCTGATAGCCCGCGCCGTTGTTGCCGCCGAAGCCCCAGCCGTTGCCGCCGCCGAAAATCAGCGCGATAATCAGAAACGCGAAAATCCAGGAGCCATCGCCGCCCCACATACCGTTGCCGGAGTTGTTGTTGTTGTCCTGACCCAGTGCATAACCCAGAGCCATCGAATCGTCACTCATATTGGAAGTCTCCTTTTTCAGTTTATATTGCAAGCGAGGTCGTCCGCCCCTCGCACGCATGCGAAATAAGCGCCGAGTTTTCGTCAAGACCTCGCCAAACTGAAAAAGAAATGTCAAATTACTTTACAGCTTCATCCCGAACTGCTGCGCAAACTGGTTCAAATCCACGCCGCGCTCTTTGGCAATGTTCATTGCCATCTGTCTGAGTGCCTCCGGGCTTTTGCCCTGCATACTCTGCATAAGGCTCGAAACCATCGGATTGTTGCCGGTCATCTGGTTCAGCAGCGTCATCGGGTTGCCGCCGTTCCGCATCAGGTTCATCACCTGCATCATCGGGTTACTGTTCATTCTTGCCGCCTCCCAACTGGTCGCAAAGCGCGTTAAATCGCCGCGCAAGCTCGTCAAATTCGCCCCGTGCTACATAATCCGTCTGCACCTTCGGCGCGTCCTGTACGCGGCTGTACGCCGCGAAATCCGCACATCCGGTTTGCAGATTAAGCTGCTTGGTGTAAATGTAGCCGTGCGATAAGTCCGGCATGATGGTCAGCGCACCGGAAAAATCCGTCTGCACCGCCCGCGCCTCCTCGATACTCGCCACGGGACGCACTATATGCTGTGGGTACTGCGGCTGCTGCGCTACTTGTTGTGGATATTGCTGTTGATACTGTGGATAAAACTGATGATATGCCATGATTTATCCCTCCCTGTGCTTATATTATACGTCGCAGAGAGGGTATAAACCTGTCATAAAACTTTCACGATTTTGCGCTTGATGTTCTTGAGTCGCCTGTAAACCGTTGCTTCGCTCAGGTGCAGGCTCATTGAGATTTCAACGACAGAACGCGCCGCGACCCGCAGGTCGAAAACAGCGCGTTCTTCGTCTGTAAAATTGCATTCCTCGCGGAGTTTAACGCACTCCGCCTTTGTCAAATCTTTTTTTAGGTTCATAGCGGCGCCCCTTTGTCAGAGTGTCACCGCCATATCTTACCCCGCTTAATCCGGTTTAACCGTACAGATGTGCACGGTCGTTGATAACCAGCACACGCATCAGGTCTTCGGTAAGACCCAGCCTGCCGTTTTCGTCACCCTGTAAAAAGCCTTTGTTCACAAGCCGCTGCACCGTGTTCTGCGCCCATGCCGGGCAGTCCTGCACGCGGTCATAAACCTTTGCGTTTGCCTTCTTGATTTCTTCCTGCGCGATTTTGCGCGTCTGTGCTTCCGTCATATCTTCTACCTCCAACATTCGCAAAAAGTTTTCCCACTGCTTCGGATTGCGCACCCACGGTTCGGGGCATTCCTTATGCGTCACATCATAGTGACGGCACACGCGGCTGATTGGCACATGGTACTTTGCCATCAGCTCACGGGTCAGCTTTGCGGCGTTCTGCATCGTCGCTTCGGGGATAACGTACACGCCATTCCGGATAACGCTGCACATCTCAATGCCGATGCTGTTCGCGTTGCGGCAATCGTTAAAGTAGCTGCCGCCGCGTTCCTTTCCGCAATGCCACGCCGTGTCCGTGTCTTTCACCGACTGGTAAATCTCGTTCGGGTCTACAAAGTAGTGTGCGCTTGCCCGCAGATTGGCGTTGTTCGCGAAGTAATCCGCATTGTTCTTTGCCGTGTCGCCGTTGTTCGCCGTAAAATGCAGAACAATCCAGTGCACGGGAAACTCTCTGCCCTTGCGGTAGTTACTGGGATTACAGCCCTTAAAAGTGATTTTCATTTTTCCTCATCTCCGATTTTGTCCACTGCGTCCTTTGCGGCGGAAAGTGCCTTTTGCAGCCACGCCGGGACAGGCGCACCGAGGGAAACCGCGTTCTCAACGATAGAGCCCAGCTCCGTGAGCGTGTACCACACGACAACGAGGGGGCAGAACAGCACAGTATATTCAAACGGCAGTGTGACCATGGGCAGATGCCCCATAATCGTTCCGACAAGCAAATCTGCACCGCCTGCAACCGCTACAATAGCAATCTGTGCAACCTTGCGCGTAATGCCCTTCCATGCAATCTTTTTGTTCCATGCACCCGCCTGCATTGCCGCCGCCGTGCCCGTCAGGTAGTCCGCCGCCATCGCGACAACAAACAGCACCACAAGCCAGCCGAACCACCCCCACAGGGCGGTAAGGACGGCAATACAAGCGGTAACAGCCGCCTTAAAATTGTTTACATTATCCATGCTTTTCTCTCTTTCTGTTGTACTTCTGCGTGAGATACAGCTCCGTAATCCTGTATTTGCGCACCGCCTCGCGGATTTCTGCAAAGTCCTCACGCTGTCTGATATGCTTCGGAAAAAACTCATCGACGATCATGTTCGGTGCAGCGGTGTTTTCTGCGCCCTTCATGTTACGCACCCTTGGTACCGCCGAACTCGGACGGTACAAGCTCGGGCAGACCGGAATCAATCAGAATTTCCGCCACCTGCTTTTTGAGTGCCTTGGGCACAGCATCGAACTCCGTCTTGCCGAGGATAACCCTCTGTGCAAAAAACATAGCCATCATAATTACCAACCTTTCTAAACGTCTAAAAATGTTCATTATTCTGCGTAAACCTGCATCGCCATCTCCGCAATGCAGTCCTCAATAAAATCACTGCGTTCGGTCGCGGCGTTAAGTTGTGCTTTCAGCAGCTTATTTTCCTGCTCCAGTTCTGCGTTGGTTTTCGGGATAGCCGGCTTCGGCAGCTTCGCCTTATCCGCCTCGATTTCCTCGGCAGTGCGCTCTACAATCTTGCCATCAACGAGCTTATAGCGCAGAACCGCGCCGTCGTAGAGCGGCTTTTCGAGATAATGGCTCTGCGCGAGTGCGTACTTGTCTCCAAAGCCTTCATCGATTTTCGTCCATCCGGTAAGATCTGCCGGAAGGGAATACTCTCCCTCAAGCCGCAGCACACGGCTTTCACTGTCCAGAAGGACGTATACACGGGATTTTGGGATTTGCATGGTGTCACCTCCTTATAGGTCGGCGGAAATAAAGGCATATCCGGCGGGTGCGTTATCAGAACGCTGCAAGAAACAGTAATAGCCTTGATCAGTTGTGTTAAAAGACACGAGAATAGCTGCTTTTGTTCTACCAATGTCTAAAAGTGATATAGCTGTTACAGAAAATGCAGTAGTTCCACCAGAAATAGATCGTGCGATAATTCGATAGTTACTTACATCGTTAAAATTGATTGCTGGTACTGTACGTTTCCTTGCATAAGGGAGAATGAATACTGCACTTGTAGCACCGGAAGGAACAAACGTAGAGTTTGTGATTGCGGGTGTATCTTTACTCTCAACCTTCTCTGCATAGTACGTGCACCTTCTCAGCTGCTCCCCGAAGTCAGGCATTTCGTTAAGCACCCACTTGTCGCCCTCTTTGTGTGCAAGGGTCTGGGTGTCGCCGAGCTCGAGTTTGGCGGCGAGGATAGCTGCTGTGTCTCCAGCATTGCCTGTGCACGTAATACGCACAGTTTTGTCATCATGCAGCTGTACATTCCATTCATTGTAACGAGGAGTGTCAATATCATATGGTGTCTGAGATACATCAATCACTTTTGTATTTGTAACAAGCGTACCATCTTTGAAAAGCAAAGATAAGGTGTATGTTCCCGAGACGAGATTTTCGAGACGTTCCCAAGCGACATAATTGTTATTGACAAAGGTAAAGATGACGCAGTCACTCTGTACGGACATTTTGTTTGCGCCGATATTTTGCCATCTATCAATGCCATAACCCCCCGTATACTCCGTCTTCCCTCTCTGGTTCACCGGTCTCCCAAAATACCAGTTATCCAGCAAATTCGGGTTGCTGCGGTATTTTACCGCACCAGAAATCGGAGTGGAGTCCGCGGTGGAGACCGCGATGTTCTCGCCCGTCAGCGTGACGTCCGCGCTCAGCGCCTTCCCGTTGATCTTGCGGGTCTTGGGGACAACCTCCTCTGCAAGCGCGAAGCCGTTTATCCGTGCAAGCGCCGCATTAAACTGCGTTTCCGTGCCCTGATAGCCGCCGTCGAGTGCCGCTTCATACGCATCTTTGCCGTCATTGCCGGGAACGCCCTGAATGCCCTGCACGCCCTGAATGCCCTGCGGTCCCGTGGGGCCTTGAATGCCCTGCACGCCCTGCGGACCCACTGGACCTTCTACCTTGCCGACGCTCACCCAGTCGAGCGCGTTTTCGCTCCAGATGTAGCACTCGCGGTTCTCCTCGACCTGATACATCTTGTCGTTGCCGTTCGGAATAGCGTTTCGCAGTGCGGCGAGGGTGCTGTAAACGTCCTCGATGTATAACGCTTTGCCGTCCTTGCCATCTGCGCCCTTTTCGCCCTGTGCGCCCTGCGGACCCTGTGCGCCCTGTGCGCCGCGAATGCCCTGTGCGCCCTGTTCACCCTGAATGCCCTGCGGACCTCTCGGGCCGATCTCGCCCTGCGGACCGCGTTCACCTCTGAGACCCTGCTCGCCACTTTCGCCCTTGTCTCCCTTGTTGCCCTTTTCGCCCTGAGGGCCGCGAACGCCGTGCACGACGGTTACGCCGTTTACGTCCTCGACTGAGCCCTCGGCAAACTGCATTCTGCTCCTCTGCGGTAGTGCCGTGCCGCCTGCGTCGAGGATAACGTGACCGCTCGAACCTGTTGCCTGCCAGCTTGTGCCGTCCTGCGAGGTTTCGATTACGTTGTCGCCATTAAGTCTGACGTTCTTAATCGTCCCATCCGGGCTCTTCACCGCCTTCCCGTCCTCCGTAGCCAGACGGTTGGTTTCGTCTACCAGTTCATTTGTTTTCGCGGTAATCAGTTTCGGGAACTTATCGAACATCGCCTTGTTCTCCGCCGTACTGCCTCGCAGTGTATCAGGCGCGGAAACAACGCCGTTCGAGTTTACCTCGCTGTCTGAAATTTTTTCGATTGCCATTTCATCACCTCACCATAGTTCCGATGGTGTATCTCTTGATAATGCCGAACACGCCGAACGCCTCGTTCAGTGCGTTGTTCTGCATGATAAGTTGCAGAGTCTTGTATTTCTTGACCTTGCTGTTGAACGGAAGCACCTGCGGCGCGTCGTTCGTGTTGAACGTGAAGCGGCTGAAATCAATATCTTCCCAGTTGAAAATATCCGCGATACCCTCGCGAATCTGCCGGCCGAAGTCGCGTTCTGTCCGGGCGAACACCTTGACCGAGGAACGGGTGTAAGGCTTCATCATAACGCCCGAGCCGCGCTTTACCATGGTCTTGTATGTCATAAAATCGCCGTCATCGTCCGCCTTGGTGTGCCACTCTGCCGAGATTGCCGTACCGCCGGTAATTCTGCCGTCCTCACCGAGCGTGCCGCCGTCCGAATACGCCTGCATGGCGTCAATGTCCGTGTTCAGCTTGCAGATTTTGCCGTCGCTCGTTCCGAAATACAGGCTTCCCCTGCTTTCCATCATGCGCACCGCCGGGAAGTTGTTCCAGTAGTAACACTCGTAAACGTAATCGCCGTAGGACTGCGGCTTGTACGCTACGTTCTGGTTGGTATCGAGCACGTAGGCGTGGTTGTTTACCGCCAGCACATAGTAGCCGTTCCAGACTACCGCGCAGGCGTTTTCCAGATGTGTTTCCTTGGTCAGCGCCGCGTCCACGTAGTAGGAGCGGTTTCGCGCCACCTGCAAGGCCGTGATATTGCTGCTCGTCAGCGCGAACACGCCCGTTCGAGAGAGGAATACCGGTTCTTCCGGCAGATACGCGAATGCGTGCTTTGCCACTGCACCGGCGCCGGCTGCAGCTCTGCGTACCGGGAACTGCACCTTGTTCGTCGTGATGTCGATGTTATACCCTCGGAAATAGATCGTGGTCTCGCTGCGGTCATCCGACTTGACGATTGCCTGACTGTCCGAGATTGCCGTATATCCGATGATTGCCGCGCCGTCCGCGCCCACCTTGGTATAAGAGAGATCGGAAAAATACAACGGATTGTTGCTTTCACACCGCCAGTCCTTGTCCTGCTCGTCCGGGTTGCCTGCAAGGAACACCCTGTCCTGAGACTTGCCGCCGTAGATTGCCGCGATGGTACACTTTTTGATCTTCTCGGCGTATCCGCCCACGTGCTTTACAAACGTGATCGACACGTTGTCCTTGCCCGTGATAGCCGGTTTTGGAGGCGCTGAGGTAAACGTGACCTGTCCCTTACTCCCGTTCAGGCTGTAGCGGCTCGCGTCCCAGACCGCACCATTCACCTTGACCTCTGAAATGCTCTGTACGTCCGTGGTATCGAGCTGATACACGGTAGCCGAGCCGTCCGCGCAGAACTCGTTCTTGCGCTTGTCGCTCAGAAGATTTACATCCTCGAAGCTCGTGCCGCCGCCCGTCGGCTGGTTGGCGATGGTGGTAGTCGGAACGTAAGCGTCCGCTGTCGCGTCCTTGACGGTCTCGCCGTCGAATACAAGGTACTCGCCGCCCGTCAGCACGTACATTTTGTCGTTCAGCGTAAACGAGGTGCCCTGCTTGTTGGTCAGTCCGCTTTTCAGCTCTGTTAAGGCGCTTTCCGTCCATTTGTAAAGCCGTGTTCCGCCATGCACAAGAAAGTATTCCTTGCCCTTGATAATGCCGCGATACAGACCGTTTACCGGCTTTTCGACATTCAGCAGTACGCGCCATCCCTTGCGCTTTTCTGGAAAGCCGCCGCTGTCCGAAATCAGGTTTACCGTGCCGGAAGCGCCGCGTGTTGAGTCAACCTGTGTAGGATTGCTCGATAAGTCAACGCCCTTGAACTTGGAATACTCGGTTTTGTACCTTTTCGGGGAATCGGGAATCTTGTATGTTGCCATTTACACCCACCCCGTAACCGAGCGCCACGCGCCGCCGCTCGAAGTCTGCTGTCTCCTGCTTGCAAGCATCTGCTTTACGTTCTCGTATTCGTTCAGATACTGCGTCGCCATGGAAATATCATCTTCCTTGAACACTTCCGCCGCGATATACAGCGGAATTGCCCGCTGCGCTTCCTCCGGCAGAGAAAACGTCGTGTCGCCGGGCGTGTCCTCGGTGATCTCCTCCGGGTATGCCTCGTACCAGATCACAAGCGTCCCGACGTACTCCGCCGGTACAAACAGCGTATCCATGCCGTCAAACTGATAGTCGTTCACGCGCATAAACGTGTTGTTCGCGCCCATGATCGTCAGTCTGTCCGGGCAGAACCGCATGAAATCCGGCGCAAGCTCCTTGATATGGAACAGACGATAGTCTTCCGCATCATCGTCCGGCAGCTCGACTTCCACGGATTTGTAAATCGGCATGACCTCGGCAAGGTCTACCATTGCAAACCATGCCGCGTGCGGCATTGCCCGCACATAGTCCGCCACATCAGGCGAAGTCAGTGAAACCTCTGTGCCGTAGTTCAGGCGTGAGAAAATCTTATCGAGTGCAGCCTTTTGCATCTGCTCCCACGTCATAAAATCACTCCTTAAAAGGGAAAGGAGGGGTTGCCCCCTCCCTCTGTCTTAAATAAGCGCGGTAGCGTCTGCAAGGTCCTCGCCTGCAATCGCGATCGAGCGCCAGTTTACGAAACCGGCAATGAAGCGTGCGCGGCCGGTGTATACCTGTGCGTCGGTGTTCTTGTCGGTGTAGCTGTCGGTGGTCAGCTTTACGCGATCGAGGAACGGCATAGCAAGCGTGTTCTGGTTTTTCTTGCTGTCCATCAGCATGAAATACTCCTTGCCTGCAATGGTGTTCGGCAGATAGTTCCAGATGATGAAGTTCCAGCCGCCGTACTGGAAGTTGAAGCCTACGCGATTGCCGCCGTCCTTAAATTCAGAGCCGACAACCTCGGTCAGCTTGCGCTTCATCTTGCCGCTGTTCGGGATAATGATGGTATCCGGCGCAGTTGCAAGCAGGTTGCCGTCGTCGTCGGTGAACTTCTGCATCTTCTCCTGCATGGTGTCCAGTACGGTATACAGGTCATCAGACGCGGTGTAGGAGAAGCGGTTGGACTGGGTGTACTTCGGCTGCGTGATGGACTTATGCGCCTTGTTAAACAGAGACAGCTTATCGCCGGTAGTCGTGTCGTAGGTGCGCATCTGCATATCCTTGTTGCCAAACTTCATGGAGCTGTTCAGACCGCCGATCAGCGTTGCAGCAGCGTACATCTCACGGGTACGCGCAAAGGAAAGACCGAAATCGCGTGCTCGTGCGATAACCGCGCTCTGATTGCCGTCCTCCATCATCTCGCGGGTGATGGTCAGACGCTTTTTCCACGTGCTCGGCTCAAGGAACTTGGAAAAACCCTCCTGAAACGAGGTATCCGGATACGCGCCGTTCTCGCCGACATCCTCAAAGTTGCCGCTCGAAGTCATGGAGAGGTATCTCTCGCCGTACTTGTCGGTAGTGTCCATGCAGAAGATCTTCTTGAACTGCGAGTCCTGCTCAAAGTCCTCGATCTCGTGCTCGATGATTGCCTTGATAGGAGCTTCGGACTTGCCAAACAGGGAGTCAACAAGACCGGAGCCCTTAGAAATAATATTACCTGCCATTATCTGTTTACCTCCTTAGGGTTAGGCTGCTGCTGCCGCCGGAGTTACGAAAACGCCGCGTACAGTGGAATTGGTGGTTGCGCCGTCGGTGTCCAGAATCTTGAACACACCGGAAGTGGTGGTTGCGGTAACGCCCAGCGCGTCAGTGCTCAGAGTAACCGCAGAACCAACCACAGTTGCCGCAACGGTCGCAGTGGACACGGTTTCAAAGATGGTGTTTTCGGTTACTTCGATGGCCGGGTAAGTGCCGTCTGCGCGCTGCGGACCCATGACAATGTGGGTTGGCTTGGTGGTTGCCGCGCACTTCGCCAGTGCGCCGGAAGTCAGGTTCGCCGCCATGCCGAGAGTAAGACCCGCTGCGCCCTTGGGGTACACAAACGGTTCTACATCTGCAACGCGGCTGTATGCCTTGATAAACATAGAAATTCTCCTTTTCAGATACGTTTTTTGTAGTCTGCAACAATCTGCTGCTTTGTCCAGTTCGGAAAAGCCTTGCGATACCACTGCATGGTTTCGTCGGGAACATGCACGTCCTCGCCGCTTTCGCCTGCCGCAGTGGTAGTCAGGTGGCTCTTGCCGTTTACGTTGTTCATCGCCTGCTGCTTTGCCGCTGCTGCGCGCTTGCCGGTCAGCTGGTCAAAGTTTGCAAGGCGGAACGCATCAACGAGCGAATAGCCGCGGTTTACGTACTCGTTAAAAACGGGTGCGTTCGGGTGGTTTGCCAGTGCAGCAACGTCGGTGATGGACGGGTCAAGGTGGGAAATCTCCTTGATTGCCTCGTCCATCTTCCGCTCGCCCTCCTCCGTCTGTACACGGTCAAGAACCTGCTGTGCCTGCCGTACAGTGGGGTTGTTTGCGATCATCTGATCGAGCATGGACGGGTCGATTCCTGCCTGCTGCATCTGGTCACGCTGATAGGCCTGCTGATACGCCTGCAAATCAGCTTCCGAGGTGATCGGCTTGTTGGTGTACGGGTCGAGCTGACCCTTGTACATCTGCCGTACCATCTCGTCCTTTGCCGCCTGACGCTCCTGCTGAATGCGCTGGTTAAACTGCGCTTCCGCTCTGCGTCGTGCAGCGGCAAACCGTGCGTTATCTTCCGCACTCTGTACTCCCTCGGGTGCAGCTTCGGCGGTCTGCTGCTCGTTTTCGCCTGTTTCCTCGGGTCCGATGGACGCAGTTTCGGCGGTTTCCTGCTCGTTTACGCCTGCCTCGGTGGTTTCCACTTCGGTTTCCATAATTTCTTCCATTTGCTGTTCCTTTCTGGATTTTTACGCTGTTCCGTGCGATTTTGGGCATAAAAAAACCGCCCTTTCGGACGGTTCCGCTATTCATTTGCCCTTTACTTGCCGCTCTTCTTGGAAGAACGCAGGTCGCCGCCAGTCTTAACGACAGGCTTCTTGCCGGAAGTCTGGGCGAAAACTGCCTTAACCTCCATGCTGCCGGTGTTCTTGATCTTACCGGCGTAACCGCTCTTATTTGCCATACTATTTCACCTCCTTTACTACCTGCTTATAGTTCGAACACTGCGGATTTTTGCAGATAAGCACGAGCTTACCGTCTACAGTGTCCGTCTTGGTGTCAATTTTACATACCGGACATACCATAACTGCCGACCCCCTCCTGATAACTCGGCATTGTCTCCGGGCTGACGTAGCCGGACTGCGTAATATCGGGAATGCCGTCTGCATTTGCTGCCATCGGCTGCATCATTGCCTGCTGCTGTGCCAACATCTGTTGCTGCTGTTCCAGTCGTTCAGAAAGCTGCTGTTTTGCCTCGCTTGCCAGCGGGTAGTGCAGTCCCTCCATGATCGTCCAGAACGTCAGCAAACTCTGCATATCGGCCGGGTCGCCAAAGCAGCCGTTTTCGAGGTTCATTCTCGCCTCCTGCCAGAGGTTTTCACGGTTTCCTGCAAGCGGCGCGGTCTGGTCGACGCTGAACAGAAATTCATCGTTCCAGTACGGTTCGCCCGCCTCGTCCACCTTGAGGAAGTCCATCTTGTTAAACGTGCCGTACATCTGCGTGCCGTTGGTATCCTTGTACACCATCGGGCGCGGCTCGTCCGAGTACGCCAGCAGGAACTTGAACATAACCTCGAACAGGTCAGCATAGGCGGCGTTCTTCATGACCTTGCGGCTTTCCAGTCGTCCGGCGGTCTGCGCCGCTGCAAACTGCTTTGCCGTGCCGCTCGTTGCGGTGCTGTCCTTGCGTCCCTGGAACGAATCTGTAATACCGATCAGGTTACGCATTGCCGTGTAGGTGCTGTCCTCAAACGCCATATCGCGGGAAATATCCGGCTGCAAGGTGAGCACATCGAGCATTGCCTTTTCTTCCGGACCCTCGATTTCAAGCACTTTGAAATTCTCGTCCGTGCGCCGTATCTGCTTGCCCCGCGGCAGTGTGATGACCGAGCCGCCGCCCAGCAGCTTTTGAGAAATGGAGCTGTCGAGCTTGTTAATCAGCATCTGCTGATCTCGTATCATATCCACATCAGACGAGCCGAGCAGCTTTCCGACTACCGACACATTGCGCCGCAGTACCACCGGATACACATCCGGCTTGTAGTACGGAATCATGTCGTTTTCCTCGTGCTGTGTAACGGTTGGATTGCCCATCTCATCGAGCTGCACTTTATCTACGATCTTCGTCATCGGAATACCGTTCTCGTCCGTCCGCGCGAAGTCCTTCACGGTCTCGTCATTGCCGCGCTTGCTGCCGCAGTACGGACAGGTATCGCCCTGCATATCCGCGCCGCACTTGCTGCAAGTCTTGATACGCCGCGCCTGATAATCTTCCATGTATTCCAGCAGTACGTCATTGCACCACGCCACGCGCCCAATACCGCCGTCAGCGTTGCGGAAATATCCGATGTTCTCGGTTACGAGATCGTCCGCCGTGCCCTGCTCAAAGCCGCGTGCGTCCGGCTGTTCCTCGTCCTCGTCGGAAACATCCTTTCCGTACTTCTTCTTGATGTACTCCTTGCTCTGCGCCAGCTGAATGAAGAAGTAATCCATCTCCGGGATATTGTAAACGCCCGGCTGTGGGATAAACTGCTTGGGGTGCAGCAGCGTAACGCTCAGCGCGCCGCGCGTGGTGTGCGTCCGCTTGGTGTTGTCCCATTCCACAAGGAACAAATCGCCGCCGTGTGTCGGTGTGGTTCTCTCGTCCTGATCGTTCAGCCGCTCAAAGGGAAGCCGGTCAAGCTCGTTTCGGATGTAATCCTCAATCGTCTTTGCGAGCTGTTCGTCCTCCTCGTGTCGTGGCGTGACCTTAGGCGTTGGAATATCGCTCGATACTTCCGCCTCGATGATCTCCGCTACCACGTTCCGCGCCACTACTGCGTCTTGCGTTTTCTGGTTCTTGCCGTGCACCTTGTCGATCTTGTGTGTGCCTCGGTATATTTCTTCCCGCTCGACCATCAAATTCAGTTCGTCCTGGTACTTGCTCCGTGCCTTGCTCAGCCTGTCCTGCCACTTCTTCAAAATCGCCTCGTCACTCTTGCCCGTTTTATCAAACGGATTTTGCATTTTATCACCTCATTTTCAAAACGGATTGCCCCATTTAGAGATTAGATACTCACGGCCTGCCTTGTCGGCGTTGTAGTAGTCCTCATACATATCATCCGTCCACTTCGCCCGCTCTCCTCGTGGCTTGTCTGCCTTGTATGTCCAGTACACGCAGAAAGCCCGCAGCGCATCCGGCGGATGGGTGATAGCGTGCGGCTCTGTCGCTACGTCGTTTGGGTGCTTGTCATCGCACTGCAAAGCCGGCAAGCACCGAATAAGATTGCGGCAGGTGTCGAAGATACGCAGCTTCGCACACTCCCCGCCGAACTCGTCCGGCTCGATCTTCAACCACTCATGCACAGCCGCCCACCCGTTGATGCGGTCGTTGCTGGTCTTGGTCAATGTCACGCCCTCCGCACGGAAGTAATCCGCGATACTCCGCCCGGTCTCCTGTCGCCTGTTCCAGAGGTCGGGCGGTGCAAAAGTCTTGCTTATGTCCTCGCCCTCGCTCCTGTCACGCACAGCCCTTGCTGCCTCGCTTGCGATCAGTCCCGTGTGTCCCTCGCCGCAGTCCTTGCCCTCGCAGTACTCGCGGTATACATAGCCGCGCCCCTGCTCATCTACTGCAATCCACAGCGTCGCCAGCATATCAAAGCCATAGTCTATCGCCACATAGCGCCGCCAGTGCCGGGGTATCTCAAAGGGACGCATGACGTGCTTGTCCGCGCTCCACTCCGCGAAGTATCGCCCCGTGTCGAGGTCCCACTCGCCCAACAGAAGCGCTTTCTGGTCCTGCTTGCCGAGATTGAGCAGTCGCTTTTTATACGCGGGGTCGCTCGCCATCAAAAAGACATTGTCATCCACCTTAGAGGGGATAAAGACGCGGGTCTGCCCGGTATCCTCCACGGTGAACTCCGTCCCTGCCGGTGCGGGGTCAATAAACCGTTCTTTCACCCAGGTATGCCCAACGCCGCCGGGGTTAGTCGAGCTTTTTACCTGCTTGGGGAAGCCATTCGCGCCGCGCACACGGCTTATCAGGTAGGTGTACATGGTATCGGTGAAGTGTGTCAGCTCGTCAAAGCGTATCACGTCATACTCTGCGGACTGATACTTGTATACGTCCTTTTCCGCATCGCACGCGCCGAAGTCCACGATAGAACCGCCCTTGAAGCGCCACGTGTGACTACCGCCGTTGTATACGGCTATCTCCTGTGGGAAAAGCTCCAACGATACGCGGATGATCGACTTTTCCAGCTCGGGATATGTCCGGCGCAGGATAAGCTGCTTACTCCCCGGATACCGCAGTGCAAAAAGCAGCGCATCGACTAGCTGACCGTATGACTTGCCGCCGCCAGCCGCGCCGCCGAAAAGCACCTCATCGGCAGAAGCCTCGATAAAAGCCTTTTGCTTGCGCGTGATCTGCATATCCATGCACTCACCTCCTGCATACTTACTCGCCACGCCGCATAAAATACGGCAAAAACTGCATAAAAAAAGCGGCTTTGCCCTGAATTTGAAGCAAAACCGCTGTTAAATTGTACAAAACAGTAATTTTGTGTAATTAGTCCACTACCTTGATAGACACCTCGAACGGCTTATCTTGCACTACTTCGCGCCGTTCAATAAACGCGCCCGCCGCCCTTGCGCGGAGTTCTGACGCCTTTAGTCGGTCTTTTGTGTCCGCGTCCTTGTCGCGCATGGTAGCCGTCCAGAAAGCGTTGATTTCCTGCATATCCGCCACGCGGTCACTGTCTACGATTGCGTCACGGTCTTTAATGTAGTCTGCAAGTTTTCGCAGGTTCTCCGCGCCGACCGAACCGAAGCAATTATCATCTTTGCACTTATACCCGGCAAGCCTTGCGGCGTTGGTTGCCGTTTCGCCCTGCTTGTAGTAGTCTATCCATTTCCGTTGCTTGTCCGTCACGTCATCACCTCCCCGCTTATATATAGACACAAAAAAGCCGCCCCGGTTGCTTGGAGCGGCTTTTGTCTGCCTACATTGTTTACTTGTTCATATACTCGCGCACTGCCTGCAAGATATACGCCTGTACGCTTTTACCCGCATCGGCTGCGGCCTGCCTGATCTGTTTTCCCTCGTCTTTGTCCGGGCGTATCATGATATTGTCTTTGCTCCTGTTGTACTTAACATTTGCCTTGATCTGTGCCTCTGTTGCCATGTTTGCACCTCCTACATATATAGAATAAGTGTAACACGGCTTGCTTTATACGTCAACGTATAAATCTGCATAACAGTTAACGTGTATCTTTGTGCATCTTGCCTATTGCATTATACGTTAACGTGTAGTATCATGTAATCACAGCAAAGGAAAACACCGAAACACAAAACAGGAGGTACACACCATGTTTAACAATATTAACACTCTCGACGAACTCCGCAAGGCATACCGCGCCGCAGCATTTGCCGCGCATCCGGACCACGGCGGCAGCACCGAAGCAATGCAGGAAGTCAACGCAGCCTATGAAAAGCGTTTTGAAATCCTCAAGGCTGAGCAGAACCGCAAAGCCGACGCAGACCCGACCGGCAAGACCCGCCGCGTTGAAGAGATGCCGGAAGAGTTCCGCGCAGTGATCGAAAAGCTCCTCAGCATCAAGGACATTATCATCGAGCTGTGCGGCTCCTGGGTATGGGTATCCGGTGAGACCCGCGAGCACAAGGACGAGCTCAAAGCGGCTGGCTGCTTCTGGGCGAAGAAAAAGGGCATGTGGTACTGGCGTTGCGCTAAGGACGCACACCACGGCAAGAGCCACGCAAGCATGGCCGACATCCGCCGCAAGTACGGCAGCGAGCGCATCACCTCGGACGGTCACCGCGCCGACGCTCTCCCGGCATAAGGGAGGGCGTCGCCATGATTGACTACGGATCACGCGGAGAGCGTCAAGTTAACTTTTACATCTGCATGCGATCCCCTGCAAAACGCACCAGCCTTGCGGACCTGCTCCAGAGCGACAAGCACGCAGCCGAGGACATCGCCCGACTGCAACGCATGATCGAGGACTTACAGCAGTACCGGCGCGATATGGCCGAGCGTGCCGCCTATCTGGTCAGCACGCAGCCGACCCGATCCGCCGAACTCAAGCGCCGCCGCGATGCATGGGGAAAGAAAGTGTACTACTACTTTACCGAGTGGGACACCTTTCCGGACGGCACACGGCAGCGTGTCAGCGTTAAGACCTACGACGGCACCGACCGCCACAAAGCCATAGCAGACGCAAAAGAGTATCAGCGCACCCATACCGGCATAGCCGTATCCGTTGACATTGCCAAAGGCAAATTTGAACGCTGAAAGCCACCTACACCGGGCGGGGCGGTATAACCCCGCAGAAAGGAAGATATAAAATGACCATCAAAGCAAGCTGGAGCGCGTACAGCGTCCGCAAGGTATGTATCGAAAACGACTTCTGCACTTCCATGACGTGCGGCGAGTACGGAAATATGCTCGACTGGGTATCTTCCCACGAGCCGACCACCTATAATGTCGAGACCGTCGCCCACCTGATCGAGCAGGGCACCGGCACGCCGGAGGGAATCACCCGCGGCGAATTTTACGAGTGCATCACTTTCGCACTGCTTAACAGCGCGATCACCTACCGGCTGGAGGCGTAACCCATGTATAACATCATTACCCCTGAGGACTACCGAGCAGCCGAGGCCGTTTTTATGGCCGATCCTCGCGCACTGTGCGAAAACGTTATCATTTCGGAGTGCGACTGCTCTCAGTGCCCGACGCGCGAGCTGTGCGAGGCTCTATGCGCTTATGATAACCGCTAAGCAACATCTAAGCAACATCTAAGCAACATCTAAGCAAAAGCACCTTCCCGAAGCCATCCCGGGGAGGTGCTTTTACTTATGACAATTGGAGGTGCAGCCACACGGAATCGCACCGCGTATCAACTTTCGGCTGCATGTATACCCCTTTCGGGGTATGTGCGCGTATCGCTGCGCCTTGCGTCCGGCTTTACGGACGGTTTCCCGGCTTGCGCTCAGGGGCTGCTACAAAATAGGACGTTCGAATTTTGAACCCCTCGCGCGCAGTTATCGGCCTGCAAACCGGCGGACTTTCACCGCAGGGCGCTACCCCGTTGCAGGGAATTACTCCCTGATACACGTGCTGCTGCGCTGTGTACTGACGCTTTGGCCCTGCGCAAGGCCTGCCGGGCAGTCCGGCAAAGTTCGCAAACAGTGCCCGTCTTTCCGGGCCGCCAGAATAGGTGTCGGCGCGCCGTTCCGTAAGCTGCGCCCGTGCTCGTCTTTCCGAGCCGTCAGATTATGAGCAGCCGTTCGGCTGTCTTTTTTGTGCTCACTCGCCCTCATGCAGGCTTTGCGAGCAGATCGCCTTGCATATTGTTTCCGTGCAAGGCTGCGGATACAGAATTTGCCGCCTGCCGTCACTGCATTCTGCCGCCCCGCCGCCCTCATGCAGGCTTTGGAGCATGTGCGGCATCTCTGCCGCGTTTCCTTGAACTGTATTCCCGAGAGTCAAAGAGCCCGCGCGCCCTCGTGCAGACGCGGCGGACAGGCTGAGACGGTTTCCCGCCTCATTAGGGAATGCCTTGGGCGAAAGGAAGTGTGAGCCCCGCCGGCCTCGTGCAGCCTTTGGAGCGTGTCCCCCGCCGAAGCAGGGGAGAGAATTAGGAGGACATAACCGGAATTTATCAACCCGTGAATGCCGTGGTTTTGCTCCCTTGGAGCTCTTCCACGATATCAGTATATCACATTATTGCGTATTGTGGGGTATTAACTTATCCACAGCATTCAGTGCCATTCTGTGCATGTAGCCTTTCACGTGCGCCTCGCTGTAATGCAGCCGCCGCGCCGTCTGCGCCCATGTTGCGCCGTTCACGTAACGTTCAAGCAGGAGCGTTTGCAGTTCGTTATCCCGCATTTCGCCCAGCACGCGCACAATCTCGCCGTATATTTCCGCAAGCTCGTTTTCTTTCTCTGCGATCTTCTCGCCCAGTTCGATGTAGGGGTCTGCCTTGTTCCCCGTGCTCCCTTTTCCGCCCGGCGTATCCCTTACCGGCGCGGTTGCGCCCGTTGCCCGTGCATAGGCGCGTTTCCGCGCCTCCTGCAAGGCTGTAATCGTTTTTTCCAGTGCGCGCCCGCGCATCAGCCATTCTTTCGCTGTCATCGGCTTGTAATCTCCTCGGTGCTTCCGTCGTGTTTGAAAGCTATCCGTCTGCGGTAGCTTTCTGTTCTTTTTGTGCGCCTTTCGCCCGGCTCGCATCCCCTCGAATGCCGGTTAACCAATGCGTAGTGGCACGCCCACAGCTTCAGATTTTTATAGTTTCCGAGCGTCCGCCAGTAAGCGCAGTTCCGGCACGGCGTATCACCATAATAAGTAACGCCGGACCTTGTCGCTGTATTTTTAGTCATGCGATGTCACCGTAACCGGAATGATCATCTCCGGCAGGAAATTCACCTCGTAGTGGAACTTGTCCACGTAAGCGCCGCTGACGTCCTCTACAACGTAGATCGTCCAGTCGTTGAGGTACACAAGGTGTTTCTTGTAAACGCCCTGCCCGGTCTCGACAGTCACCTCCAGCTCGTTCTCGCTGTTGTTCGAGATGGCGAAGTTGCCGATCAGCTCAAACACCGGCTTGTCCGTACGCGCGTTGATGACTTCCAGACGGCGCGTGACGTTGAAATTGTCCGCCTCCTTCGAGATGTTGTACGCAACGCGCTCGCTCTCCCTGCAGGCCGGATGGAACACGGGCGCGACCCGCACACCCTGTCCGCAGAATTTACATTTTGCCATTGTTCTCCTCCCGATTCACGCTCGCCGCCGGTGAAAACCCGTCCGGGTATCGCCGTTCCAGCTTCTCAATGTTCGCTTGCATGACGTACTCCAGTGGCACATTCATCAAATCGGCCATAAGTGCCACATACCACAGCACGTCGCCCAGCTCCTCGATGATCTTGGACGGCTGCCACGGGTGCCCCTGATACATACACTTCTTGACCTCATCGGCTACTTCGCCAGCCTCGCCGGTCAGACCGAGAGCGGCATTTGCCGCATCATAGCACTTGTGTGTCGCTGTACGCATGGCCTTGCGCTGATATTCTTTAATCGTCATTGCTGTTCTCCTCCTCAGTCCACTTCTTCCCCGCGTTCGATTGCTTCCTGGCGTCTCTTTCTGATCTCCGCCTTCTGTGCAAGCCACGCCTCCTCCCAGTCCGCGAGCGGCGCATTTTCCTGCCCACAGCTCGAGCCGTGAAGGTTCGCCGGGCTGAGATAGCCGCCGTCGTCCGACTGCTCTGGTCTGCTCTGCTCGATCGGCTTCGCCCTGGTCGCGCCGAGATCCGCCGCCGTCAGGATGCCATCCCTCTCGCAGCTTTGCAGCACGGTGCGAAAGTACGCTGCAGGACTCCTCGGTGTCTTATCGTTGGTCTGCCGCGCAGCGTCTAAAAACACTTCCTGCTGCATACCCAGCTTTTGCAGACGTGCCAGTTCCAGACAGAAATTTTTATCAAATCTACATCCCAGCAGCTCCTCCAGCTCATCAGCCAGAGCGCTCGCCGGCGCACTGCTCTGCTGTTCTCTGCTGTGCTGTACTATACTGTTCTCTCCTGTACTGTCCTGTTCTGTACTGTGTGTACTTTCCGGCTGAGAAACGGCCGTTTCTTGCCCAGTTATATGTTTTTCTCGCCAAGAAATAAAGGATTGCAGCACAAAAGACTTGCCGCTCGGGTTTTTCTCTCGCATCTCTTCCTCGGTCGGCAGCCAGATGTCAAAGTTAATCTGCACGCCGCTGCGTCCCAGCGTGGCAATGAAATAACTCATCTGCATTCTTTTCGACGTGATAAACCCTCGCTTGTACAGGCCGTCGCTAAAAAGTTCACACTCCACCAAACGGTCGATCACGTTCGCAATTGTCTCCACCGGCACGGCGTACCGCCCGGCAACGTATTCCGAAAGCTGCCAGAGAACATCCTCACGCCCTCGGCCGGAATAATTGATGTAATAGCCCTTATCGCCGTAGGCAATGTCGAGCAGGCACTCATAGATATATGGCCCGAGCACGCCGAATTCCTGCCGCACACTTCGCAGCTTGGGATCGCGGAACAGCCCTATATCTCTCGGCCACCAGTCCAACGCAACTTTACAATTTCTGCCCGTAGTATCACCTCCGGTTTTCAGGGCAGGAAGGGCGGGGTTGCCGCCCTGTGCCTTGCCTGCTTACGCCAGAATGATAACGTCCTCGCGGAGCTCCTGCGAAATGTGCTGTTCGAACCAGTCGCGGATATTTGCGATGGCCTCACGCTTCCATGCATCCGCGTCAGCCGCAAAGAGCGCCGCCTGCACCTCATCGCCGGTCTGGCGAATACGGAACACGAACGGACTTTTCGGCTGCTCAACCTCGGTAAAGGTGCGGTACGGCGCCAGTACAACCGGGTTCGGCACGCTCACCTGCTTCACAAGAGAAATACCGCTGCGGGCCGTCACGCGCTGCGTCATGCCGTCATCTGCCAGCGATACGCCGTTCTCGGTCGTTACCGTGCTGATGAGCTGCACCAGCGTGTCGCGTACTTCGGTCGGCACGAAATGCGTCTGCATATTGATGATGAACTCCTCCACGCCCAGCCAGCGGCCAAACGGGAACGTCGGTGCGGACAGCTCGGCTTCCAGCAGGCACTCACGCGCCTTGTCGCTGTTCAGCTCGCGGTACAGATACACCTCATTGTAGTCCGCAACGTGGATAACGAAGCGGCGGCTGAGGCTGTCCTCGTCCTCGGCGCACTCATCCGCGCCGCTCTCGATGTAGTCGCGCACCGCCGACAGCGTATGTACCGCCAGCGGCGATGCCGTCAGCTCGTTCGGAATGCGGTGCAGCACGCGGTCTGCATAGTGACTGCCGTTGCGGAACTCCAGATGCGGAGCCGAAAGGTTTACGATATATTCCAGTGCTTCCTTGATCATTTTGAATATCCTCCTTGTGATTTACGCCAGCTTGACGACCTTGGGTTCGGTGTCAACGGACAGGTCGAACGACTGCTGACCGGGCACCTGCGGCGTGTACTCCATAACGATGGGTTCTGCATCCGTACCGCCGAGCAGCAGTGCGCCGTCGATCGGCTTGACCGGAACCAGCTTGCTGCTGACCTCTGCACGGACAGCCACGCTGTCGCGGTTCTCGGTCGGCACGATGGACAGCTTGATGGTCAGCGTCCGCGCCTTTTTCGCCTCAGTGTTGAAGTCGCGGCAGTTTTTCATGATGCGCGTCAGCTCGTAGGCCGCGCGCTCACCGATCGCGCCGTTCATCATGTCCAGAATGCTGATCTCCTTGACTTCGCCAGTGTTATTAAAGTTGCTCATGGTTGTACCTCTCCTTCATCTCACGT